GTCATTCCTTGCCACTATAAATAGCTGTTAGTTGTCCATCTTCATCCAAAATTCCAGCTTCCTGCAACTCTCTCAATATTGAAGTTCTATCAATTGTATAACCCTTTGCTTTGTTTTCTTGCACTTTTTTAAGTTCTTGAATCCTTGAATCTTGTTTTTTGATAAAAGCAATAGTTTCTCTATGTTCTATCTCTATTATTTTTTCAATAATTATTGCCATACTCTCATCCTTATTCTCTTTTTTAAACATACTATCACCCCTTATGGCTTATTATAACCCATAAAAAGCGGATTTAACATCGAATTAAATAAAACTTATTATTGCCCTCCCAAAACACAACGTTCATATCTTTTTCCTTATGCTTATAATAACACGGAAAATTGCGGTTGACAATACTTTGAACTATTTTTCGCCTTATTTTAACTATAATTTTGTGTAATTTGTGCATATTTCAATTCTCCGTTTGCTCATTTTGTACAGTTTTCTTACATATATATTATTCACGTTTTCTCTGTTTCTTTCCACTTACGGCTAAGAGAAGTCCTTGTCATTTTTAACGATTGACAAATCGTAGTACGGACTGTATATTATTATAGCATCGTTTCATATAACTATAACCGGCAGTTGTCAGTCTCTGGGGGCTTACCACATAATTTATTTAGGTCTGTCCCTGCGAACCCACCGAGTTTATACATTGTTACTTTACCTATTTAGTTTCCTTATAACAGGGTAGTAGTATAAGTTTTACGGTTTTCCTCGCATATTGTGCCTTCGTTTATCGTATGTATTCATACTTATCATAGTCTAAACTCCCCTATCGGAGAGAACTCCTATGATGTCGGTAATTTCAAAACAATTTGATTAGTATGCCACTAACATACTAATGCCGACATCTTTTATTCCGAGAAATGCTCCTAATCCTGCACCTACTGTGGGGAATAATCCTAAAAATCCCGTAATCTTGTCAAGACCATCAGCAAGGAGGTTTACAAAGTCAAGAACTCTCTTCATGTCTTCAGTATTAAAGAGATTTTGAGCAATTCCTGTACCAGTTTCAGATAAATGATTTAATTTATATTCTATGGAGTCCATAGCTACACTTAATTCTGCATCGGCAGAGCCAGAACTATTAGCCATATCATCCATTGCTTTTTCTGCTGCACTGAAATTTGACAATACAGCAGCACCTATGTTAGCCCTATGCTTACCAAACATAAGTTCAAGTGCCTCTGCACGTTTTTTATCGGTAAGATTGTCCCATACATCGCTTATTTCTTTTAAGATTTGGTATGTACTTTTGTAGGTGTTGGCATCTTGCATTATAGATACACCTGTTAAATCATAAAGATCACTCTTTATGTTTTGAAGTGTACCGTCTACTTCTTCCCCTTCTTCTGAGATCCCACGAAGTCGTAGCGCAACCGTTTTAAAACCATTGCCAACGTTTTCATCTTGTGTTATTTCAAAAGCAGCAGTTTCAAGGGCTATTGTTTCTTCTAAAGTGTTGTTTGCTTCTGCCATAGCCGAAACAGAATCTTGTAACATATTTACTATGTTTGTATTATCTAACGCAAAATTGTTACCAACTATGTTTATAGGCGACATAATGCCATCTTTAACATCGTCAACATCCATTTTATACGCTTTCATAACAGATACAAGACCGTTCGTTGCTTCCTCTGAAGTCATACCGGGTGAAATCAATTTAAACTGTGATGAAAGTTTAGCCATTTGTGTACTTGCTTCTGCTGTACTATAACCAAGACGAGACCAAGCACTTGCCTGATTGATTATTTCTTCAGTGGTGACACCCATCTGTTTAGCCACGTCATTTGCATCATAATAGAACTGCTTTAATTCATCACTCGTCATTGATGTAGTTTTACGCAAATCTACCAATGCGGTGTCTAAAGAAACAACTGTAGACACACCTTGCCTAACAGCCGTAATTCCTTGCATTACAATAGCTGTAGCACTTGTCCAATAGCTAAAAGACTTCATTCCTTGTTTAATAGTGTCAAAGAACGAAAGTCCTAACTTACCAGCTCTCCTCGCAGCATTTTCTATGCCATTAAGTTCTAAACCTATAGCTCCAAATTTTTCTTTGGTGACACCAGCCTCATTGTTCAAATCAGAGAGCATTCTTTTTAACTCTGTTCCCCATTTACCGTGAGTTGCAGTATTCTTATCATAAAAACTCTGTATCTTCTGTTTTAACGAATCCACCTGAGAAGTCTTAGCCAAACTTGCGTTCATAGAAGTAATTGAACTTGTAACAGTTTTTATCTCGGCATTTAGCTGTTTTTCTGCTTCGATAAGTGCTTTTTGATTAGCTTCTGTATTACCGCTATCTTTGTTAAGCGTTTCATAAGCTACTTGCAAATTGGATAAAGCCGTAGACAAATTTGTTGTACTAATTCTTGCTTGCCCGTTGCTTGTAACCCACAGGTTTGTTTTTGCTACAAGTTGTTCAACTTTTGCACCATAAGTGTCGGTATCTAATCCAAAACTGATTTTATCAATCTTTTTTAGTCTATTTGCTTCTGTTACGAGTTCTTCAATCTGTTGCTTTGCAGATTTTAAACCTTTTACATCCCCAATCTGAAGATTTTTGAATGTAGCTTCAAGATTATCAACTTTTGCTTTAAACTCATCAACATAAATTCCTTGCTGTTCCCATTGTGACTTTAGTTTTGAAACACTATCAAGAGATTTATCAACCTGAGAAGTATATGCTTTATTGTACTTTTCTTGTGAGATTTTTACTACATTGTTAAAATCTTTCTGCTTATCGTCACTATTAAGTCCCTTTTTATCAATCTGTCCTTGATTATAAGAAATTCTGCTTGCTCTTTTCTTGGCTTGCTTATTTAGTTCCTCTGTTTGTTTTTCTCCAGCACTAAGAATTTGTCTTTCAATATCAAGCTCTTCTTTAGCAGATTTTGTCTTATTTTTATAATAAGTGGTTTGTTCTGCCATTTCTTTCTTTTGGGCATTAAGAGCTTCTCCAGTTTCATTAGATAAATTTTTAGCCTCATCTAAATGGTGAACATAAGATTCCGCACCTTTAACAATATCATCGGGAAACAAAAGAGATTTTTTCTTATCTGATATTTCTACTAAAAAGTTGCGAGTTTCTTTCAATTCCCCATTTGTCTGTTCAATATTAACTCTAAAAGACTTTAATTCGCCTGTATCAAATTTCTGATTGGTTATCTTAACTTGCCCAAATTCTTGGTACTTCTGTTTAACTAAATCTAATGTTTTTGTGGCATCCACAAATCCGTCTTTATCTAAAATGGCGGTAAGTGGTTTTCCGTCTCTCATTACGTTCCACAACTCATCAAAAGACTTTTTAGATGTTGCTACAGCATTAGACACAGCCCGAGTAACTCCGTTACTTATCTGTTGCCCAATTTTTTGCCCAACACTCTGTGCTTGATTACCCACGTTTACATTTATGTTACCAATCTTGATGCCTTTTAAAGCAGAATTAATCTGATTTACAAGTCCATCTAAAGTAGCTTTATCTATTGTAATATCTTTAAGCCCAATCTGTAGATTATTGAGCTGTGAAGTTATATTTTTTGCAGTATCAGGACTTATTTTAGCTTCAATTTCTAACTTGTCGATATTGCTCTTTATAGCGTTTATGTCTTTATCAATCTGTCCTTTGCTCTTGCTTATGTCAAGACCAGCTAAAAGACTTATATTAAAATCATTTGTCATATTTTTTGCTCCTTTCTTTTTAAATTGAAAAAGCTCTTCTCAAAAGAAAAGAGCAGTATTGCTTATTTAATTGGTAAGCCTACCTTTATACAATTTTTCTTGAATAACTCTAAAATTCCCTTTTCGCCACCTAATTCAGACAAAGATTCTTGCCAATATCTATGTTGTCCTTTGACTGTGTAACCGTGAGTTCCGCTATCAAACGCTTTAAGAACTTGCTCACCAGTTATAGCATCATATTTTTTGCTTCTTCCTTTGACTACAAAACCACCGTCATATCTAAAATTTAAATATTCATCATCCCAGCCACACCAAAATTCAAAACCGTTTTTAAAGGGAGTAATATCACTCTTTTTCAATTCGTTTGCCATCTGATGTGTTCTAACATAATAATCAGGAGTAGCCTTATTAGGTGGGCTAAAAACATCTTCAGAGTAATATTCAAGAACCTTCAAAGCTATAACATTCGCTATTTCATCTCTCGTTAATTCAAGAGCCTTTATTATGTATTTGTTTATCTCTTTTTGTAAGTCGTTCATATTGCTTATTGGCACAAAATCACCCCAATAAAATGTCCATTTAATTATCTTTATCGTTATCCTTCATGGTATTAATTACTGAATGTGAAATAATCTTTTCTCTATCCTCTGGAGACAACGAAGCCATATATGTAAAAATCTCTACGATTCTACTTTCGTTTGTTTTAAGAACTTCTGCTAAATTGGAAAGAATAATCTTGATTACTTCCTCACCACTAACGTTCTTAGATGCCTCAATCGTCTTATTGACAAAGTTCAGCACATCTACTCCCTTAACTGTGATCTTATTAACAGCGGGTAATGTGTTAGCCATAATCTTAGCAAGTTCTCTCTTTGCTATCTTCTTGTTTCTTCTGTATTCCTTATTTGCTTTTATATTTTCAAACATATTTTAATTCCTTTCATATAGTCATTTAAGTAGTTTTATTGTTAGTTCTGTACGGGGATTTTCCTTGTCTACATAACATTCCAAAGTCAACCGAGTTATATGTCTACTGTCATCATCTATAATCATTCCGCTCTCTGTAAGTCCATCCAAAATAAATTTAGGCACAGAGTTGTCAATGTCATGTCTCCGATTAGTAGGGTAGTAGACCACTTGTGAAATTTCGCATTTATTAATATGAAGTTCCGAAAATCCCAATTGCGTTATGTACCATTTGATAAAATCTTTCCATCGTTGTTTTAAGGCATTCATCATAGGTCTTTTCATAATCATCCATACATTAATTGATTCGTGATACGGATGTACAATTGGTTTCTTCTTTGCCTTTGGATGTTGTAGAAAATAGTATCTGTTATATTCCTCTAAAACAGAGTTGTCTATGACAAGGTTATACCTGTCTTTCTCTCTTTTCATGCTGTAAAATTTCCCACTGTGTATCGTGTTCTCTCCACTTTTTGAACAAACGCAGGGTAGGTTCTTTCAAGAACACATAAACTATTCTATCATTATATCCAGCTTCATTCCAAAGAGGGAACACCCCCTGTGACATATAAAAATAACACTGTTTAGGATTGAGAAGTCTTACCAACTCCTCTCCACGATACTTGTCTCTTAAAAATCCCTGTAAATCAAAATCTCTTATTTCCATTTAATCAATCCTTTCTGTTTTTTTACAAATAAAAAAAATGAGGATATACAGCGAATTGCATATCCTCATTTTCAATTCGCTTAATAGTTAGCCCTTCTTTTCGGGTTTCTCAATTTTTGTATTCCTTGCTTCTGCTTTTAAAACAGAACTCCAATCAGCCTTTACAGGCTTAAAAAGCATCTTGATTACATCAATATCTGAGTAATGCTTATCTTTGTTGTCAGCATAAAAATATCCCTTTGAGTCATGCCCAAAGAGATATTTTTTTTCAGCCGAAATCTCATCGGGAGGAGTAGCAATACAAGAATACTTGATTTCTACCATATAAAAGCCTCCTATTAAAATTATTCGATTGTACTCCAAGTCATCATGTTGCCTTCGCTATCACCCATAATATCCCATACTCATATCATTATTAACTGTAAGTTTTTTATCTTACACTCTGAGGCATTAAACCTATTTTCATCGGATAGTTGTTTCTATCCCAGATTAGCATAACTTTTAGCGTATAATTTCTGCAATTATAATTGACTCGCTGTGCGAACTCTTGCGATTATTATATTCTTATCGTCACAGATAAGGTTCAAATCGTATGCGTTGCGTGTGTCTATAGTATTAAGTATAGACTTCCACTCTGATTATGGAGTCACCCACTTTCCAGATTTCTTTCGCACTAATTATTCCAATCCTACTCGTCAATTTCGATTGGAACGACATAAAATAGTTGCAAGACTTATTAAGCAACTATTTGGTTTATCTCAAGGGTACAGATGTTATCAACATCCATTGTAAGTGTAGCGTTTGACTGGGGCTTAACATTGTGCAACTTAAACTGTACGAAGTTATCAGCCTGATCCGTTCCTTTAAGAGCAGTATCACCATAAATTCTGTAACCACCGGGGAACGATACGTTATCAATAACAAAAGACTTAGCTGCCTGATCTACAAAGTAGTAACAAGCTACATAACCATCTTCCGCAAAAGTTGATGTATTAAACGAAAGTGTACTACCACTTATTGAATATGTATTTTCAGTAGTAGCAGGTGTTCCAACCTTCTGTTCAGCAATATGAGTCAGTTTATCATCATCCATTACCTTAAATACCTGAAGAGTACCTACTTTAGGTGTACCAGTAAGTGTTGCAGAACCACTAGTAACCTTCAGAACCTCTCTCTTAGCCCACGGTACTGTGTCGTTGCTAAACTTTGTACCAAAAAGCAGAGGAATAATATCCATAGGGAATACTTCCATAGTAGTTGTAAATGTACCTTCACGGTTTGAGTCAAAACGTACTGCCTTAACATTCTTATTCATTGCAAACACACTGTCTGACGAGAACTCCATTGTGGATGTCTTAGCATAGTTTACAAACAGATCAACCTTACCGGTCTGGGCATTTTCTACACGCAGATTGGCACAGTCTTTAAGTGCATATAACATATAATCACCATTTAACCTTTCTATAATTTTTTACATAAAAAATAGCCCGTGATTACTCACGAACCATAAGTTTTGAGTGCCAGTGATTCTTATCTGAAATAGATTTACCGTCACCAGACACTAAGCATATTTTCAAACTATCATCATACGTTTTTACGTTTACGATAGCTTTATAACAGTTCATTATCTTCCATAGAGTCCATTTCTCAATTTCTTCTATTGGAAGATGATATTTTCCACCATATTCGATTATGTTCAAAATATCGTATATATGAATCTCATTTTCGGATTTGCTTTTAGCACGTCCTTTCTGAAGTTTTTCCCATATATCACGTTGCCTTGCTGACATATTCTTAGGTGGTTTCTCAATTTCGATTTTGCTTTTTGCATTTATCTTCATAATAACTTCACAAACATCATCAAAGTTGTTTTTGTCAATAATAAAAAGCTCTCTATCTTCAAATCTGATATGTATTTCAGAACCGATTTTCACAACGTCTTTTGCCTTGCAAAACAATCCCAAAATAATCCCAACATATTGAGATAAAGTTTTATCCTTCAATATAACATCTTCAAACAAATTAAGAGAGTTAAGTTTTTCCGCATCTCCCTCAAGACATTCTTTCGTCATTAAAAAAGGCATTAAGCATTTTTCAAAATTGTCTAATCCAATTGTATCACAGATTTCCCCAAATGAAACCGGATATATTAAAAGTCCATCACAATTGATAGGCTTCATTCTTACAAGTTCAAGATAATAGTTATGCACCATCTTCACTCAGCTTTCCATAGTCTATCATAAAATCTGAACAAGTATATATCATATTTTTGCCAAAATAATCGGCATTTGGGTAATTTGAAGTAATTGGATTATAAGATAAAGGAACTAATGTTCCTATGCCGATATTAACAGCTTTACTATAGTTTAATATCTCTCCAATCAAAGCAACCATTATGTCTAAACGATTACCAACATAACCGAGAGATCTATACTTTCTCTTAGTAGCACTATCTAACTCTAAATTATCTTTGTGGCACATAACATTTAATGTTATTACAATCTCTTTTGTGTTTGGATTAACACTTTTTATGTTTGTGTCCATACATATAGAATTGACCGCAGCTGTCATTGTAGTGTAGATAAACGGAACATCGAATAACCTTCCGTTCAGTTTTACATATTCAACTTTACGATTTTTACCTGTTCCAGTGTACGTTTCATATTCACCACCAATGAAATTTTCGTATTTCTCAAAACGATCATCGTCCAATACGGGCATCATAATATCCATTAAAAGAGAACTTTTATCGCCACTAAACATAAGTAAATTGCAGAGTAGTTCCTTATATGCCCCAAGACTTCTATAATCATATGTAGCCATATTACCATACCTCCGCAACTTCTAATTCTATTTCGTTTGATTGCCCTGTATATTTACTCATACAACAAACAATTATCTTTTCGCCATAAGCAGTACAATTTTTGGCAAGAGAAATATTCAAAGCATTCCCATTCTTCTTTATAGTCAAATATTCATCTACATTAGAAGTTATAGTCCACTCATATTCAATTCCATCAATCAGTTCATTATCGTCCTTATCGTAAAGTTGAGCCGTAATTGTGCTAACTTTATTTGTAGGTTTGATTTTCAGACTTGAATACTCAATTTCTAAATGCCAATCATCTGTGTTAGTTTCTTGGTTTTGCGGTTCTTTGTAATCACAAATCCAAACCTTTTTATCGTCCCCAAAATCAACTAATTTGTCACAATCAGACTTGAAAGCATCAAATGATAATGTGAGTATTATTGTGCCACCACGATTAAAATACTCATAATTGTTAAGATTCACCTTTCTATTTGATAAAATATAGGTATCGGGTTTATCCGAATCATCAAAGTCAATAGCAAATCTCATATCACGAGCAAGTTTTTTAGTTTCACTATCAACAGGCAATGTTAAGCCGTATTGATTATCACCAATAACAAGAAAGTTATTGCCTGTAGTACCAGCAGAATATTTTGTAAAGTCCTCACTGTACGCAAATCTCTCAATAATCTTGCCCTCTGAGTTCTGCCAACGTAAAGGTACAGTACATAAATACATATACCCTGAATGATTGGCTTTATCATCTGGATCAAGTCGTGTTACAAGCCATATTTGCCCTTGCCATTCAATATAGTCACCGAGATTGAATGGCTGTGAGTTTTTAGACTTGATTTTCTTTTTAAAAGTATTTCCGTCAGTATCCTTTACTATAATGAGTTCAAAAGGCTCACCATTTCGTTTCACAACGTGATAATCTATATTCCCATCAAAGTTATTATCTATCTGCCTGTTGAGTAAATATAAATCAGTTTCTTGTTTGCTTTTAGAGTTATAAATATTATTTATTTTCTGAAAATAAGTTATATCCATAAGTCACCACCTTAACCGTAGTCGTATTGGCTGTGATCTATGGTTTTTCTTTTTCCCGTTTCTCTGTCTGTTGCTATATAGCGTGAAATCTTGTTAATGTTTTCTCTCTTAATATTTGCAAGCATATCCTCAAAGGTCTTGCGTTCAGAACTAGGAGAGAACTGATTTAAGTCACTTGGGGTCATTCTTATTTTGAATGCCTTTAAGAGTGCTTCGTCACGCTCAAAATAAACCTCATACATAAGCGAAGAAATAAGTCCTATTTCCCGTTGTGTCAGTTCAAAGTTAAAAGCCTTGTTTTCTATATCGTAATCATAGAAGTCTACATCGGGTTCGCATTTTGACATTAGTAAATCTACTGCATCACAAATATATCCAGTTGCTTGTTCTGTAACAAGGTCTTGCACTTCGAGGACAGGCACATTATAATACGCAAAGAAGTCGGCATCCTTTTCTATACGTTTCAAAAAACGAGAAATTACTGTATCAAAAGAAGTTGTCTGCCCCATTTTGACACCTCCTGTTAAGATGACTTCTTAGGAGGTCTGCCAGCTTTCTTCTTAGGAACTTCTGCATCAACTTTTGTTGTGTTAGAAGTTTCGGCAGAATCCGAAGTCTGACTTGCCATTAACTTTTCCATCATCTGTTTCATTTGTTCAATCTGTTCTTGCAGTTTTAAGTTCTGTTCCGAAAGTTCCTTGACCTGTTCGCTTGAAACCTTCTTTTCTTCAACTCTAGGATTGAGAACAATAGATGTTATACGCTGTCTCTTCTGAAGTTCATCATATCTACGATCAACAACATTCTTTACCTTGCTTGAAATGTCAATTCCTTCACTAAGAAGTTTAAACATAACAATTCTAACTCTATCAAAATAGGTGATACTTGTTATATCAAGAATCCTCTGTAATCCCTCCATTGTAGGATTAGTAAGAATTTCTCTTATATCTTCGTTAGTAAGAATATCTCTCCAATTAGGTACTCTAAGAGCAGTAAATATTTCTTCTTTCTCATCTTCGTTGAAAGTGAGCCAACCAGTAACAAAAATATCTGTATTGCTACAAATATACTGAAGATCGTTTATCGGTATATCTTGCATTGTAGGATTAATACCGTCTCTTGAAGCATTAAACTTGTAATGCTCCTTTGAACTATCTACAAAAACGTCATTCTCATTATAATTAAGAACAGTTATATTCTGTAAATTAATTTTAGACATAATTTGTACCTCCTTTACATTTAATGTGAGTTGGACAAATTAGTCCAAAACCAACCCACTGGTTTTCCCAATTATATTTAAACAAAGGAAGGCGGTTGGGTAGACCGCCGTATCATGAGCGACACTATCCTTTGTTTGTAACATAAAAATAGACGGTACTACTAGTCTGTAAGTACCATCTTGCAACAGTTCTCAATGTTTGTAATGCCAACAGAGTATGTGAAATCCTTAACTCTGATTATTACCTTTTCATTGCTGTTATCAAAATCCTCATATGTATGAAGTTCACCCTTCATATCAAGGTCGCCAACTATACCAGCAACACCATAAATACGCTTATCAGGAAGAAGAAGCTGTCCCTTGCCTGTCTTTCTAGCACCTGAGATTGATGCAATTCTTACACCATCAAGGAACTTAACCAGACCATATCTGTTAAAGTCATCCTTCTGCTTTTCAGAAAGATAGTTCTCATAGCCACTCATTCTGTAGAGTTTCTGAGCATACTTACTAAGGCATACTGCAACAGCATCAGGGTTTCTGTCAATGAGATAAAGTGTCATCTTGTCAACAGCATCCTGCGTAGGTGCAGAACCACCAGCAGTTATAAGCTGGTCGCCACCAACGATAGCACTATCAATCATTGAGAACACATCATAAAAAAACGCATTCTGAAGTGCCTCCTTTGCGTAAGTAGCAAGAGTAGCAACACTCTTAAAGCCATTCTTACGAAGGTCGGAGAATGAAACATCTGTTTCTACCTGCCTGTTCTTTGTAATAGGCTTGATTGCAGTTGTATCAATCCAACTTCTATCAACAGTACCCCCCTTTGCAGATTCAATAGCCTCAAGTGTGTTCTTAGGTGTCTTAGTATACTCTACATCGTCAAACTCACCGATAGAACCTCTGTTAAACATTGTATCAAGAAGCTCATCGGGAGCATTATAAACTTCCTCTGTAACGGTCTTGTTTACAAAAGCGGCGATTTCTCTGTTATCATCATAACCCTTCTTGCCAATTTCCTTTGCCCAACAATCCGCTACATTGTAAATATCCTTCTCTTCCGAAGTGAGAGACTGCTTATATTCAACCTTCTCAGCAACTTCAAACATCGTGCCGGGCTTTTCCATAATCTCAGCGATTTCTGTATTTAATGCCATATTATTTTTCCTCCTTTGTTTTATTGTTTAATCCAATTAGGATGCGTTCTTGTCTGCGGTATCTGATACTTCTACAATAACGAGCTTGTGTCCGTTATCTGTGTAGAATCCACCACACACATACTTAGATGCAACCGTTGTAGCAGCCTTAACAATCTTGCCTGCCGTATTTGCAGAAAGTCTTACGCCAGCAACTATACCAGTTTCTACATAAGCATCTGTTGCAAATCTCTCACCGGGAAGATAGTTAATCAGTTTGCCAAAGTCACCCTCAACAAGAGTGGTGAAGTCTGCATCATAATCTGACATATTCTCTCTAGCAGCGTTAATGCCTGTAGGGATTCTCTCCTTATCTACAAAATATAAATCTGCTGCCGTCTCTGCACTTGCAAACTCAAATGTTTTGTCTGTTTCGTTCTTTACAACCGCCATACCAGTTGTAATAGTTTCCTCGCCAGCCTTGTAACTTGAAACGGCGGGCTTACCCATAATTACCTGAAGTTCTCTCAGCATATTTGTTTTCCTCCTTTTGTTTTTTACTTGTTTATAAATTTTCTCATAAGAGACACAGCATCCGTGTCCTCACAATTTAAATTGCTTGCAATATGTAACTCGTTGATTTCAGAAGTATCAACCTTTACTTCCTTAGAGTTATCCACTGAAGCAGATAATCTTTCCCCGACAATTGCCATCAGTGACTTCTTATCAAGTTCATTTACATAACCGCTAAGTTCCTCTGATTTTTCAATTTCTTCTCTTGTAATCTGTCCACTCTTAATAACTGAAGCAATTAAATCTTCTTTCTTCTGTGCAAGCTCTGATGCAATCTTTTCCTGTTCCATTTCTGTAAACTTCTGCTTGTATTCAGCAAGTTCTGCGTTGTCAGCCTTGAGTGTGGTTATTTCAGCACTCGCTTTTACAATAAGTTCATCCTTTTCAGAAATTGTCTTTTCATATTCAGAAATAGTAGTATTAATGTCTTTAACAGATATAGTAAGAGTAACCTTTTCAGGTTCACTTACGGTCACTTCATCATTCTGAACAGAATATGTAAATTTAAGATAATCTAATTCAGAATTGCCTTCATATTCACACCACACTTCTTTTTCTTCGGGGAATAAATAAGCAACCCAACACCAATCACCTAACTTTTTACGACACTCTTCTGAAAGTTTTCTACGCAAGTCTGAAGAAGTGAGAGCAGATGTTTCAGTAGAAGCAGAAGCCTTCTTTTTCTTACATTCTCCATCTTCTTTGTCTTCTATTTTATCATCGGCATCTGTTTCTTTATCGTTATCAACATCTTTGTTTGATTCATCTGTTTTTGTAGAAGTGTCTTCAGTAATATCATTAGACATATCGGTTTCGTTAGAAGTCTCAGTATTTTCTACAGAGACTTCAATCTCTTCATTAGATTTTTCAATATCCTTGTTTGTTTCCAAAGTATCATCCTCCTTTTCTTGATTTTTTATATCTAAACCTTGACTAATAATGTCACGGGATAGAGCTTCAGCAAATTCCACATCATAATTAGTTGATGCGATTTCTAAAAGTCCGCTTGAATCATAGGCAGGGGATACTTGTTTACCTAACAAACAATGTCCAATAAATCTACCTACATCAATGATTTTTGTCATAAGACCATCTACAATTCCTTGATGAGATTTTTCTATCGCAATTTCCCAACTTGTATGAAGAGTGCCATCTTTGATTCTGCTTACAATAATTCCACAAGCCTTTGTAAACCTTTTCCATATTTCGCAAGAAGCAACAATTACTTCTTGGGCATCTATTGTTTCGATTGATACATCAAAAAAAGTACCAAAAGCATCTGTGTCAAACTCTACCTCTTGATACTCATTACCATATTCATCTACTTTATTTACTAATTTCACATTATGACCAGTAAAATCATAAGTTCCATCATATTTCATCTTAATTTTACCAACCAAAGGTTTATTTTTTAATGTGGCTAACCAATTCTCAATGCCATCTCTATTTAAAGAAACCCCGTTTTTGTTCCGACCAAAATCACAAATGATAAACTTTGCAATATATGAATCTGGATTGGAATTATCTTCAGCTAAATAGACCTGAGAACTGTATAAAGTAATGTGTTCCATTTTACCTCCTTTCTAAGAAGCATAATTGCACAATCCAATAATAGCCCCTCGTTTTAAATATTTTCTAATTGTAGGCTTTGAATGCTTTAATATTTTAGATATATCGCCAACGCCTACATCCTCATTAAATAGTTCACATTTGTCTTTTCATGAATAGAAGAGAGTATAACCTGTTCTCCATTAGAAACGAAAAATTCCTTTAATGGATAACTGTAACAATAAAAATATTTATCCAAACTATTCCTCCAAGTTATCATTCGATCCCACGATTCCTAACTCAATACCAAAATCTTCACTTAATTTTTCCTGTGAAATTGGTATTTTATCTATTACAATAGTGATGGCAGAATCTCCACCATCACTATCAATAGCAATTTTTATTTCTTCCCCACAACACGGGCATTTCGTAACATACTTACTCATTTTGCATCATTCCTAATCTGATCGTACTCCTGCTTTGCATCATTTTTGCTATCGGCAGGTCTGCCCCCTTCTGAATTGCTATCCCCAGATTTAGTATAAGCTGTACTGTAAGGAGTAAATATATCGTCATAGTTGTTATCTTTTTCTGACATCCTCCTCTGAGCTTCGTCCTTAATATCAAGTCCCACCATTTCAAATGCAGTTTCTCTTGATGCACCGAGAGTATTAAAGCAATACTCACTCAAAGTCTTTCTCATATCAAGTTCAAGCTGCTCTGAATCCGTTATTTCAACATGGGGGCAGTATGCAACAGGGTAGTGGTTGTCTTTTAAAATTTGTCTATACCACTTGCGTAATATGTCCTCTAATTGCTCCGTTATAGCATTTATTGTACGCATTAATTGAGTAACAGAGATAGATGCTGTAGATACAGACTGTGAACCACTGTCCATTAAAAATTGAATACCAAGAGTAGACAGCACCTTCGCTCTATATGTGTTATAGGTGTCTTTCGAGGTCATCTCTACTGTCGGTTCTACATACTTAATTTCTTCAACCGTAGGAGGAGATGTTACAACAACCGTACTCTGTTTCCACGATGCCATAAAGTTATCGTGGGCATAAGCCATTTCGTCAAAATAATCCTTGCGACCGTCATCCCCTAACACTTCTTTACGCATTTTCTGATGTATAATCTTTTTACCTTTAGCTTTACTATTTACTCTATCAGTATCCGCAAAAGTATCAAGCATAAGCAAATCCGTATAAGCACGAGAAATAGGAGATACGCCATATTTACGATTAAGATTATTTATACGGATTACTCCCGTGTATTTTGGATCAAGGATTGCATAACTTTCCTTATTAACAAACGCTTCGTATATTTCATTAGGGTAATTCGCTTTGACTTCATCTTCAATATCTTTGAAGAATAAAGCCTTATTTTTTTTATTTTTCTTATAGGTCTTGCTAAGTCTATCACGAAGATTTTTTATGTTAAACAGAACAACCGGCTCACCGTTGACATTATAATCTGATATTTCACAAACACCTAAAGGATATATGTCAACAGCATAATTGCTATGATCGTCATGACGAAGATAAGCAATAAAATTACCCTCTGTGTATGAAGTTACAACAGCATTTCTAATCAGCCATTTTATATGTATTCCCTCGTTTACATCCTTTATCAATTCTTTGCAACTATCCAATTGTTTCTGCTTGTTTCTTTTATCCTTGACATTACCAACATCTCCATAAGTAATCTTAATATCTGTATTTATGTTGGTGTCAAGAGACTCGACAGTCTTACCGATAATATCATTCTTGTTTATCAGTTTTCTGTTATAAGCATTGATTTTTTGTACTTTCTCAAGACTGTTTTGTGTATCAGTTAATAAGTCATCTATTTCTGTAGGAGTTAATCCGCTATTAGCCTTAACCCCCTCATTAAGATAAACAGAATATTTGTCATTACTGGGATCGTATGTGCTTAAAGCAATACGCATTTTTTCTTTTCCTATTTCTTCTGCGGAGGTGACTATTATAGTACCATCGCTTGTTTGAGATGTAAAACTTATATCAAAATCATTAGTTTCATTCGGCACTTACATATCACCGCCTTTCTAAAAATCTATACTTGAACTGAATAGCCTTGCTTTTGAGAAGTCTGCTTTTGGGGTAGTAGATAATAAATCCAATTCCAGCTTATCTATAAAATAAGAGCCGTAAGAGCAACTTGTGTATCTATCTTTCCTTTTAGCCCCTTGTTCATATATCTTAATAATTCCTGTCTGTGGCATCTTCTCATATTGCAATTCTGCACATTCATTTATCATAAATTGAGTTTCCAAAAAAGGAAGCTCAAATTCCGCTTGTAAATCAACATTATCTTTTAAACTATCCACATAATCTTTATTTTGCAACAAAATTTCGTCTTTTGCCGTATTGTAGTTTACCAAAAAGTCAATCTTGTTTTCTATAAGGTTTTTTCTAAAAGCAATTGCAATATCGCTATTCAAGTTTTGGGTTGCGTTAATTACATAAATACAAGGTTTTGCGTTTCTATCTTGACAAACTTTTGCATATTCGTCATTGTTCATTACTTTTAAAGGAGCATATTCAACTCCTCTTTCATCATCATACAATGCTTTCTGAAGAGAATAAGCAATTTGCAAACCACCATTTCTAGCATCAAGTACAATGTAATCAGCCTCAAAATCTTCATATAACTGCCTAATTCTTATTGCCTGTAAAGTGGTATCACCGATTTGGTTAGATTCAATATACGGATATTCCCGTCTATATCCTTGTTTTATTTCGACTTTATCGGTTTCAGTATCATAAACTATTGATTCAGGAATTGCACGAATACAAGAATATACCGAATTATCATTCTGACTACCTGCAACAAATGCAATATCATTTGAGATAACTCTAATTTCGTTGTCTAATTTAGGTATCGCATATTTGTTCTTTTTGTTACTCTTGAAATCAAGAGTAGAGCGAGGATAGAAAACATATTTTGAAATTTGCCTATTAATCAACATTTTATATGTAAAATATGAAGAAACAGAATCCCTTAATTTCAAATTCAAAAATTCTATTTTCCAAGTAGCTGGGTCTTGCTTTTTTCTTTCCTTTATAAGCTGTTCTTTTGTCTTTAATTCATGCTTTAAAGCTATACTTTCATCAAAAGCAAGCATCAATCCACCATTATGTTTCTTCATTTCAGTTAAAGCCTGTTTAGAAATATCCCACATCCAGTTTCCATCATCATACCAACTTGAACTAATATAAATATCTACAGGCTGTTCCTTTAAGTCTTTGTTTTTGGCATATTCGGATTTAAATAAATACTGTGGCTTTCTCGGCATTTGGAAAGGAGAAATTACGGAATCTTCAACTTTTTTCTTTATCTGTCTTGTTTCCTCACGACAAATACCGTTACTACGGAGTCCTCTTGCATTTTCATTAGCAACGAATACTGATATTTTTGAGCCGTTCCTAAACTTAACGAAAATGTCACTATTCCTTGTAGAAAAATCCTCAATTTCTTTTCGCAATATAGGAGACCATTCACACAACTCGTCAATTATTTTTTCTGATACAATTAGTTTTGCTTGCTTTTCTGTAGCTGAACCGATTCTAAACTTAGTTCCTTTATATAAAAGGCATCTCGCCACTGCATAAACCGCCACTATAAACGACTTTGCATCATTTCTGCTAGCAATTATGCAAATTAAGTTAGAAATACCCATTTCATATATAGCAAGTGCTTGATATTCAAATAAAGGGATTTTTAAATAGTCGATGACAAATCTGTGTAGATTCCTTTTAAAAAATGTACTCCAAGCCAAAACGTGCAACACATTATCTTGATTGCTTAAATAATGAGTGGAAGGAAATTTCTTGTACAATTCAAGTTGGTTTTCGTCGGCATACTGTATCAAATCATTCTTCATAATCATCACCATCCGGTACGAAGTATTCTTTATCCCTTGTTTCACTACCTGTTTCTAAGTTAATCATAGGTCTCGTTATATGTCTGTCTATATATTCACCTATATTGTCCCAATCCGCATACAACTTCTTATCTTTATAAAATTCTTCGGGAGTATAATCAGAAATAAAACCAAGTGTCATACAGAACGTTTCATCATTACTAGAATCTTTTTCTTCAACAGTTCTTAACCCAGCTTGCTTAAAAGTTTTAGCATATTGATCTGTCAGTTTAACGTATTTATCCGAATCCCCATCTTTAAGAGCCTTTATCATAAGCATATTTAAATTGCAAAGCGATTTTATAAAAATTTCTTGGTTATTGTCGCAGTTGGGATTATTTTTCTTTAGCATCCTATAATGTTCATCGAGATTTTTGTAATCTGATTCTGTGAATCCTGCTCCCCATCTATCTACAGCAGATGCACTTACAGTAGATTGATCCGATTTTGCTTGTTCTTTGCTTTCTATAACCTGTCCAAGTCTATTTTGATATTCATATTTCATCGAATCAAAATAGGTTGATCCAATAGAAGCGGTCTGCCCCAAATTCTTTTTTGCAAGATAATGAGATATTCTTGACCTATCAGCAGAAATTTGCCTAGCAGCCGTTAAAGCATCTATATGATATACCCATCCAAATTCTAAACACATATGACGAATTGCGTGTTCCTCATTACCTGAATATAAGTCTACGAGCTTTTTATAATAAAGGTCTCGGCAATCGTTGCAGATGTCAATATATCCGTCATTTGCTTGATATTTAGGATGTGCTGATTTAGAAAAATGTGTCTTTTGGTTATCCCAAGACTTCCCGCACATTGTACATTTGTATTTTTTGTCTGAACCCAAATTATTAGATAAAGGAAACCTCATCTCAACTGTTAAATCTATTTTTTGTGGAGCTGTCATAGACTCCTTTATTTTATCGTTTCTTGATTGTATATTAGCCATAGCTCCACCCCCTTAATATTTTAAAAATTCTTCAGATAAAACCATCGTTTGATAGCTTTAAACAAAAGCCTCATCTGATTCATCATCTTCGTCTTTCTTTATTATGTAATGATTTTTCGTTGTGCTTACATCATTATGCCCAAGCAATTTTTGTGCAACCTCAGCGGATTTATGTTCATATACTACTATGTTAGTTGCTCGTGATTCTCTGAGCAGATGCGGGTGTACCCTCCTACCAACAATTTCTGTAAAAGTTCCAGTACACCATTCGTTAAAAGTTCCTTCGGCAACCTGTCTTACTGATCCATCTTTCTTTTGTTTGATAACAAACATATAAGGGCAATCATCTTCCCCACGAACTTCTATCCACTTCTTTAGCCAACACATAGCATCTTCCCCGAATTTTAATTTTCTTGGTTTTCCTACTACACTTACTCCTTTACACCTGATAATGTGTGTTTGATATGACTTTGAAACAGCTTCTTGTTCGTTTCCGTCTTCATCAATTATTTTGATTTTCTTTTCTTTCGGCTCATAATTAACTACTTCTTTTAAAAGCTGACGAGCCTCAGCTCTTCTACACCCCGTGCTATAGGAGAACACTAAATACGCAAGTTTCTCCCATTGTTCACGTTTTTCCAATTCCTCACATAACATAACATATTCATCAGGGGTAAGGGGTACTTTTTCATGAACATATCCTGTTTTTACAACTTTCATTTCAGAAGTTACAAAAGACCTGAAAGTTGGATATTCTTCCTCATACATCATCATTACATAATTGCAGATATTGCTTATGCAACTCTTTTTGAATTTTATGGCTGATTCAGATAGCCCTCTGTTTGTTAACCAATTAAGATATTTTACAAATTCTTTCTTCTTAATATCCAACATACATTTGTTGTTTAAATGTTCCTTAACCCAATAAAAAAATATTCTTAACCCAGATTCATAACAAATTTTGGATTTAGCAGAAAGTTCCGCTTGATTATCAAGGTATTCTTCCACCATATCTCTATTAAACTGATTAACATCTTGCCACATTTCATCTGTTATTCCATCGCTATGTTTTGCGGATTTGCCATTCATAATCTCACTCCCTTTCTTGCATATAAAAATAGAGAAGTGGTAGTTAGCCACTTCTCTTAAAACATTATATCATATTTATATTCCCATACTTTTTAAGTTCTTCAGTAATATCTACTTTATTTTCCCTGCACATAGTAACAATTGTACTTGCAGCTTTTTCTATTTCGCTTTCATCAAGAAAATCTAACGTCTTTGGTTTAGTCCTTTTTCCACTTGTGTTAAGGTAATGTGTTATCCTTGAGTTCAAATTAATGCCATACTTATATAAAATTTCTCTCTTAAAAGCAACCCAACCTTTAGCATAATCGTTGTGAACATTTCTCCCATATTTTCTAACAGTAGCATTTATAAAATCTTTTCCTGCCCATTTTGAATTTTCTTGAGCAAGAACATCATTTTCTTTTTTTAATACGCTATTTTCGTTTTGAACAGCAACTATATTTGTCAATAAACCCTTGATTACCATCTTTTGATCATCCGGTAAATTTGAAAAGTATGTATTGACCATCAAATCAGCATTGCCAATATACCCACCGTTCTTCCGTATTGATGGCAGAACTTCATCAAATACCCATCTTTCAAAGCGTTCAGCTCCCGGTAGTTTGCTATGTGCGATAAGTCGGTAAACATTACCCTCTGTAATGAACTTTGCCTGTTGGGCTCTTCCCATGCTGTCTATGACTGGGCAAATCACCCACCCATCTTCCTTGCAGTGCTGTTTTATTGCCTTTGCTGTGTCTGCATACCCGAGTGCTTTTGCGATGTCCGAGCCACAGAACAGCACCGAGCCATTCTTTTCAATTGTGCGTACTTCGCCAAATTCTTCATTTTTAAAAATTTCAATTTCGTTCATATTTTACAATTCCTTTTCTGTATAGTTTTTTAAAAGTTTATTCCATATGCCTTTGCATATTTCTTTACAATTTCCGCATCGGTACTGTAGCAACTAAAATGATAGCTACAACCATCATCACTTGTATCGTCACAAGTAAATCCGACAACATCCCCGCTGCCGTTATGCTTAATCTGCACTTTTGCATTATTTACGTTGTTCCCCTTTGAATTACCATCAAGATCAAAATAGATTATCTTGCAATCATCATCCTCGTTAAATTCCGCTATTTTTTGAGGGCAGTCATCTATGTAGATTAAAACAGTAGAAGCATCATGTGCGATTATAATACCATTAGAGTTAATAGCCGGTTCAATGCTGACATTGCACTCATTATCTATCATCATAAGATAAACCCTATCCTTAACTAAATCGTCAAGACCATCAAAATCAGCATAAGAAAAACCATATCCATATTGTATCAATTCAATGAATAAATCGTTAGCGAAATCTCTCTTGGCATAAACTGCCACGCAACCGCCATTTTCTCTTAATGATTCAAGTTCAGTGCCAATGAGACCGGCAACATCTGCAACGTCATCAAGAGAAACATTTGTACTCTTTTTATTAGTCAATCAAAACACCACCTTAGAGTGCCTTATAAGACTTGCTAAGTGTAACCTTTATCTCATCGTGAGCAGGAGAACTCCACTCCTTTGTTTCTCCTCTGAGTGTACTTACACCGCTCTTAGCAGGTATTGTTACCTTTGATATGTTCATAAAACCTATCATACTTATCTTTTCACCGCTTGCCACAGTTTCCTTGATTACTTCTTGATAATTTTCAAGAACTGTTGTAATGTCCTTCATTGTAATTCCTGTATTGTTTGCGATTGTTCTTACTAATTCCTTTGTTGTCATATTATAATTTCCTTTCTATTTAGAGGCTTTTAGCCGTTATTTTTGCTTATTGAATATTTTTGTGTTTTTGTTGTAGTTTTGTTAAATAACCACGTTTTTATAAAAAATTACGAAGAGGAAGAGAATAACAGCAATATAGTTTAATTTCCATTTAATCATGCTCCTTTTATCGGGGTATATAATATATCACACAATCCGTCAGATTTATCGAATATGAAAGTTTTGCATTGTCTCTTACTTCCAAATCCTTTATCTACAGCCCAATTCGATTTTGCCGAAATGGTTGGAAGTCTCTGAATACGCATATTATATTCCTCAGTCAAAACTTGCTCAGTATGCAAATGTTGTAAGAATACTTCTGTAGTATCAATTTCGCTCCAATATTCCCTTGCTTCGTCAGCAATCAGCCTTGGTAGAGTTTTAACGTTTCCATCGTGTGCAAATACAAAAAGAGTTCTCCCAAACTTAACATATTTTCTTGGAAGAGGTGAATAATCTACTGAAACCCTACTATCCATCCTAAACCATGCTTCTATGTATTTTGCTAATTTATAGCTGGATAATTTATCATGATTTCCACTCACATACACCACTCGCACAGGAGCTTTTTCCTTTAAAATGTCGATAGCTTTAATAGTCATAGAATATAGCTTTTCAACTGCATCAAAATATAATAAATCACTATCCTGTGGAGTGCCTTTTGTAGTTGCCCCTGATAAATTATCGCCGTTTAACATATCCCCACCAACACAAAAAATAATACTATTAAATTGATATTTGGAGGTTCTTGAAATTACGTCATTAATAACATAGAAAAACATTTTTTCTGCAATGTCACAATTATACTCATTTCCTGTAGAAAACATTGTTGCTTGCAAATTCAAATGTAAATCAGCAATGTCAATCAACAGACATTTATCCCCCCTTTAAATAATCATCAGACGTTTCTATATTTGGTAGGAGATATTTTCTATCTAGTCTATCAAACCATTCGTTGATTTTATTATAATCCAATTCTTCAGTTCTCGGCTTTATAACTATCTTGCTTGAATATAATTCCTTAATTCCGTCTTTTTTGCTATATACATTCCAAGCATCATTTTTAGCGGAAACAAGTTCCCACTCTTTTATATCAAAACCATGTGCTTTCAAAAGACTATCAGGGTTCTTTAAATCATCCTCGCTTAACACCACTAACTTGTTACTCAAGTATGAGCCATCTTTATTTATTGATATTTCAGTCCTGTAATTTGTTTCAAGACTTTCTTTGTTGCCTTTATTCTTTTCTTTTTCTCTGAAATAGTCCAACACAAAAACATTGCCGAATATTTCTTGCGAAGATGCCTTCCTAACTGTGTCTTTTGACATCGGCAGATTGTATTTTATTACTATGTCAGCCCAATCTTGATCTTCAACTCCTAACACCTTATCATGAATGTCCTGTAGACACTGCTCATATTTTTCAGGTGTCAACCCGTACTTGTGTAGTTGTTCTTCATATTTATTAATCTAATATCAATCCTTTCGTTGTGAATTGGGCTTTTATTATTCGCCCCTACATTCGCTAAGTAATTTTAAACACTTCTTTGTTTCTGTTACAAAGTAATTCTTTCTATGGTGTGACTTTGTTTTTGCAAGTCCATTCTCACCAAACTTTACACCATTCTTTAAGAGATACTGCATCTCAAACTTAGTGATTCTAACTATGTGTTTTCACTTCTTTCATATAATATTTTTTGTTTTTTTCAATCACACCCCAACGGTTGTAATATCGCCGTTAGAGAAATATCACAACCGCCAGAACGTGACCGTAAGTTATAACTTTACGATTTCAGTACCGCCCATATTTTATACCGCATCGGAAATAGCGGTGAAGCCTACTTGATGAACGCTCATCGTTCCCCCTCCATAATACATATTTTATAAATTTTTATGAACGTGGGCGAAACCCACGATAGTTGAAGGTGAACGCAAAATCATTCTGCAATTTTTTTGCATTTTTGGCAATTTTACTGTGGCTTGAAGTTAATTAAGAACCTTTCTTTGTCTAATTTGTACAAGAAATTGAGTATTCTTTTTGTAGGCTTATTATAAGCATCTAATAACCTTTTGCTTGCTCCAACTCCATTTGCTAACCCCAACGAAGTTTCTATAAGCCGGTTTATCGTAACTATATTGCCTATCTTAATTTTTCTCAGTTTCTCTAACAACACATTAGATTCTTGAATAAGTTTTTCTGCTACAATCTTTTCGTCTTTTTCTGTTGCGAAAAGATACTTAGCAAACGTGTCATAATCTTCTACAAGAACCCTTACTTTTGACATCTGTCTTGAGTTAGCCTTGCCATTCATTTTAATAAAGAAGTCGGTAGTAGGAGTTGTTTCCGATGTTGACGCACCTTGTATTTTGTCTAGCCATTCTTCCAACCAATTCATAGGACAGTCTAAATCTTCGTTTATACGGTTTCTAAGTTTGGTTTTTGTTTCGTTTATTTCAGCAAACGGCAATTCTTTACCGTCTTTTGTATACTTAATTTCTTTGGTATATCTCATAAATTCCGGGTAATCACATTTAACAGTTTTAATGTTACCGCCATCATCCGTTATTATTTTGTTCATAGTCATACAAGGCATTTTGCTTATGCGTTTTATTTCTTCTTCGCCGTCTATCTCGTAAAGTCGTTTGCAACTATCAATAATAATCTGTGCTATAACAGAAAGGATTACAAAATTATCATATAATTCTTTTGCTTTTTCATCGTCAGGATATTCTTTCGATGCTTCAGTCCAGTAATAAGTCATAGCCAATTGTGCGAGATTACTAGCCCAACCTATACCCATTTTTGAACTTGCAAATCTGTTGTCCATTACAGCATAATCACTTTTGGTGTTGTTATATGTAATTCCACTCTCTCTTAAAGAATTAACTATAGTAGGGTAGTTTTCGTAACACCTTTTTGCACACTCTACAATTTCCTTTTGGTTTGTAACTAAGAAGAAATCGGAATCAAAGTCGCACCCATTCATTCGGTCTTGTATATCTGTTTCTATACAATTTACCGCCATTATGTTGTTACTAAAATCAAAATATCTCGTAAATTCTTCACTGTGCTTGTTATGCAGATAGCAAATGTTATTAGGGGAATTGTGTGGGTTGCGAAATGCAGCTAAATATTCTCCATCATTAAAACGATTAGTATAACATTGTATACACCCTCGTTCTTTTAAAAGGGTAGGGTCATTAGTCCAATCTTCCCCAACCGTATATAACAGTAGTCCATAAGGATTCCCGAATATCGTTAAATTATCCCCTTTGACTTGTATCTTGCCCTTGCGTAAATAATGAACGTAATTTGAGATAATCTTTTTCTTTTCTTCTCTAAACCATTTTGAATTGCCAAATTCATTATTATGTCTGTATAAATCGGCAAGCATCTCATAGTGATTTATTTCATTAGCGTTTTTACGCAAAAACTTCTCAAATTCTTCATTGTCCTGTTTAAGTAATTCTACATAATCAATACTGTTCTGAGCGATAGCTTTTACTTCATCTTTTGTGCAGGGGAGGGTATTTATCATTTGATAACTCAACTGTTGATACTCCCCCAATTTGCTTGGATGATCTGTTTTAACAATACCGAAGATGTCGCCATCCAAACTAACTCGATTACACCAATAAGAATAAGCTGCTTCTGGAGTGCCACCCATTATGTCAATAAACTTACGCCATTTAACAGCATTGTCAGTGGTTATAACTTTTATATCCTTTAGATAGTGCCAATTGCCAAACATATCTTGTACTTGATGAGTAGAGTAGTCATAGCCATTCTCATTACACCAATCTTTAAAGAATAGTTGTAAATGCCCTCGCAAGCCACACATCTTAAAGAAATGATTGCGGAGAAGAGCCATACCGTTTACCCAATTAGGCAACAAATCTGATTCTATAATCCCCATACCATCCCAAATAGTGTTCTTGACTTCTGTTTCCTTGCGTTCCACAACACACTTCTTTTTGGCGTTGCCTTTTTTGTCAGTATAGGTATCAGCTTTGACTACATTTGCCATAGTCTTAAAATAACTGTCTTGATCTTTTAAAATGAGAATGTCGTTTACCGGGATATGTAGCGTTCCTACAATTGTACTCGTTGTTAAAGGAGAATAAGCAGACATTTCAACTATCTTTGCATTATCTTTAGTCATCTTATTGCCTAAGCCCATTGTCAGCCAATCAAATGCTTTCTTGTAAAGTTTTTGATTTATGAATATGACTTGTCCGAGTTTTGCTTTAGCACTTGTGCGAAATAGCATATTATAATGAATCGTCTGTTCACTCTTGATATTACCTTCCTTATCTCTTATCTTATAGGTAATATCAACCCCTTCATTGTAGAACTTATCACGGATTTCTCCACGTTTCTTCTCAGAATACAATGATTTGTTCTGTTTTACTCGCTCAATAGCAGTATTTATTCTTTCTTTTGATTCAGCAGTTATATCCGTCTTTAACAGCCCCTCAAGCCTTTTTAATTCATCATCATATGATCTGCTACCAAAATCAAAGTCTAAACACACTATATCACGAGTGCTTTCGTTTCCGTTTTGCTTGTTCTTATGAACATCTAAACCGTTTGCTTTTAGAAAATAACTGAACAGGCTGTTGTTGAGCATTGCTTCAGTATAAGTGAAATAATCTCTTACACCCAAATTTACATCATAAAGCATTCCGGCACTTATGTTCTTAATTTTTATTCCGTATTCGCTAATATAAAATTCCCCCTTGTCATTTCAGTATAGGTTTGTCCTGTATTTTGAAATTGGCTAATCTTAGAAATAAAGAATGGACTTTCTCGGCATTGTACTTTCTCGGAGTTATATTTATTGGCTTTCCGCAATTTTCAACAATATACACATTCCTATCATCATTTGTTCCTTTCTTTTTCTTTTAACGTTAGTAATTTTTCTTTTACCCAAGTGATTTCTGTCTCATATCCGCTTTTATTGAGTACATAGATATTTGGTAATTTCTTAGCTGATTTATCTTTCTCACTATGAGAAAATCCCATCTCTTTCTTTATGAGCAGGGGATGTTCCCCACTTGTGAGTGTCTGTAAGCACTTATTAACTGTACTTTTAGACATTCCTAAGTCTTTGACAATTTTATCGGTACTTTTGTAGAATGCTTCCGGGTAGTCAAAAGGATTAGGAATATCAGTTTTGCGAGATATTATGTAAGATTTAACGTACAGATAAACAAGCAAAATGTTTTCTTTGCCACTGTAGTTCATACCACCAATAGCTAAAAACTGATTGGTATAAATTCTTGTGAAGTTCTTATCAGTAATAAAAGCGCCATTGAGTATCTTTATTTCTATGCAGGTGGTATATGTGATGTCCTTTAAATCGGTCAACAACTCAATCATCTTGTTATTTTCCATAAACTGTAATACCTGTATTACTTCATAAAAAACATTCCTTTTTTTAGGACTACATTTGTATCCATAAAAATCAAATACTTTCTTAATAGTAATCCAACTATCATTTTCAAAAGATTTGTGCTTGCCTATAAGAAAATAAATTCCATAAAACATTCTGCTAATGTTATAACGCTTTTTCACGTTGCATTGTATATATCGATTTGGGATTTTTACAAAATACTCATCATTTGTTATCTCATCTTCCTCTATAATAAACACCTCTATTCTTAATAGTTTTTCATAGTACCGTAGAGTACCATAAAATAGTCCTAAACGATACTGAATTAAGAAAGACCGTATAAGTAAAGTATAAATACTTTACTTATACTGCGGACGAAACTTTTTTACAGAAAATTCAGTGAAAAATTTGAGCCTTTAGAAAAGAGAATTTTTTGTTCTCAACTTCTTATGTAATCTTTGATAACTTGAAGTCTCCATCTCTCAAGTGAACCTATTGTTTCTTTTTCAGGTATCTCACTCTTTTTGATTCTGATACCAAAATCTCTTAACATCTGATAGGTTTCTTCGAAACTTTCATTTGTAGGTTTAGATCTGAGATATTTTTCATATTCTCTCATTTCTCTTAAATCTTCTGGTGATTTCTTGGCTTCAATTTTTGTAAATGCGTACATTTCTTTTTCCTCCATAAATCTTAGAATTAGTTTCTTTGGTGAGTTTAAGGTCTAATTTAACTCATAGCAGATAATTTTTTATTTTATCCACTATGAGTAAATAGCTATTTAGTTTTTTTGCCTTTAAAGGCAAAGAGTATTGTAGACTTCTCTCTTGTCATCTTCCTCAAGTCCACAGTATCTTATTGTTGTTTCCTGCTTAGAATGATTTAACATTCTCTGAAGAAGTGTAAGGATGTAGACATACTTGTCTTTATTCTTCATAAGAGATTGATAAACAAAAGTTTTTCTTGTAGAATGACAAGATAATGTGTAGTCTAAATCAAGAGCATTCTTTATCTCATTTAAGATATTCCAAAATGATTGTCTGCTCATTGGTTTATCACTTTTTCCTCTAGGGGAGAAAAGATAATCTTCTCTTGAGTAAACTCCTAAACTTCTCAAATAATTAGGGATTACACTTTTAATAGAGTCATTCAGATAGATTGTATTCGTCTTTCCTGTCTTTTTCTCGGTAAGAGTAATCTTATCCTTTAAAGAACCATCTGTATGAAGTAAATCACCTATTCTGATCTGACTTAAATCGCTAATTCTCAGGACATTGTTAATAGCCATTACAAAATAAGTGTAATACTTTATGTTAGTTCCTTTGTATCTCTCCGGTCTGTTTAAGAGATATTCTTTTATTTCATCTATCTCTTCAAGACTTCTTATAGGAGAAGCTGCTGTATGGCTCTTATTAGGATTAGTCAGTTCTTTCTTGTGTTTGCTCTTTATAAGAGTATTCTGAGATTCGCTTTTAACGCCTAATTCACTGAGCTGTTTGTGTAAACCATCTGTGTCAATCTTAACTACTGTATTGGTACTCTCTATAGGTTTATCACAAGTAATCATATCCAGCGTTCCTTGATACATTTGTCTTTTCTCCTTTGCTATAAATCTTATAATCGGTTTCTTTAAGCCTATTATACCACTTCTGGTATAGGTTGTCAACAGAAAAGATATAATCTTTTTTCGATTTCTATAGCTTATTTTGTACAAAATTTGTATGCTTAATTTGGTTACTTTTTCATTCAGATATTGTTTTGATTTTCGGATGAGATAATTTCGTCACTACGAAACGTTAAGTGTAATCCACTATAAAGATAGATTATGCCTTGTTTATAGGTATAAAAAAAGAGCCTGTTTTTAGGCTCGAAGTGATAATATCGGCATTCTGTTGGGATTAAGTCAATAAAGATTAACTTTTTATAGGCTTAAAAGAATGATTTTGTTGATTTTCTCCGTTTTTAGATGTTAAGTTTTATTGAGTAAATTCAATGCTTTATCGAAAAATAGTCCGAAGTGGTTTTTGATATTTTAGATTTGAGTTAAGTTAAGTTTTGTAGGACAGAACCCTTGTTAGATGAAGATTGTTGTTTAGATGTGAATTGATTTGCTTTGAGCAGAATTTTAGAGTAGTGTAAAAGTGGATTTAGTGTGGGTGAAAGCCTATATAATGAGATGTAAATTTAAACCTGATGTGTTGAAAAAACAGATATGAGCAGCCTGCCATCTCCAATAGCTTGCAGAAATGAGAACATACCCCGCATGAGCTTGACAAACTGCCGAAAATGTCAAGTTGACAACGGCATACAACCCGGTAAACAGTGCAATTTTGAGCAAGTAAAAATGTAAGGTTTTTCCTGTAAATTCCTTGTAAAATGCAAATTTGGCTAATGTTTATTAGCTTTTTCGTTCGGCTAATGTGTCCAATAAACGGGACAGGTAAAAATTCAACATAACAGTGTTATGTAAAAAACGTTACACAATACAAATTAAATAACAGTGTTATGTAAATCTATTCAGCATAAAAATAAAAGAAAAACAACGAAAATAAAAGAAAAATCGAGAAAATGCAAGTTATTTAAAGATATTTACATAAAGTATAAAGTGACTACAAAAAAGTTACAAAATCCCTATAAATTGTAACCATTTTGTAACCAAATTGTAACCATTTTGTAACCAAATTGTAACCTTTTGAAATGTCAAAAATTGTTATATAATCATAGTTGCACAACAACAGTTACACAACATAAGTTATATAACGTGTACAATAAACCGTACAGCTTTACAAGTACAATACTATAATATGTATACTTGTACTGTTTATAGTACACCTTTGAATTATACGCATAGTAATAAAATCACTTTACAGCCTGTAAAATAACTTTACCTAACAAGGTTAAAAATGACTTTATAAATTCACTTAAATTATAATGAATTTACTTAACAAAACCTGATTATTATTTAAGCAAATTAACTATTCAAAATCGGTCAAAACTGCCCAAAACCGCTCAAAGTAAAAATATGTAAATATGGCTATGTCAAAATCCGTAAACAGTGAATAATTGTAAACAATTGTAAATAACCGGTGTGATCTATGCTGTCATATCAAAAAAACCGTATCGCAAAAATACGCTTTAAAATGCGTTTTAAGCAAGGTTAAAATACCATAGTCAAATTATACTATTGTATACTTGCAAGCCGTTTAAAACGCAAAATAAACGCATTTACAGTGATGTTATAATCTTTTTGCCTTGCAATTTTACGGTTATGTGATATAATCAACGCAGACAGTAAATAGCAACGATTAGTTTACTTTTCGCTGTTTTCTTCTTCAGGTTCTTGCTGTAAATTTATGTTATTGTTTTTGCAATATTGACAGGCTAATCTTGCGAAATTCGCAAGCGTTAAACCTTGCTTTTCCGCATAAATTCGCAATTCTTCCGCTTTTTCTTTTCTATAAGTGAATGAAACGACTTTTAAATGTTCATTTCGCCATTTTTTATCCGCTCTTTTTTGTGCTTCTGATCTCATTTTTTTGCCCTCTCAAAAACAACGAAACGTTGCAAAATATACATATTATACAAGCGAACCGCTGTTTTGCATTATTATTTTGTGCATTATGTACAAAATGCTAAAATTTTATGAAAATACACTATATGTAGTAGCAAGCTAATATAAAATACACTACATATAGTATATTTGTGCAAAGTGCATAAAATACATATCATATCTATACGATAATTTGTGCATAATTCAACCAAAAAACTATTGACTTTATCGTGTAGATATGATATTATATAGGTACAGTAAAAAAGATAAAGACAAGCAAACAAAAGTTATCTAGTTACTGTACCGCCTGAATGGCGGTTGCTCAAACGACCGGCAAACAAAGACAAATATATACTATATCTATAAAGGTATGATATTGAGTATATTATATAATTTACAGCAAAACAAAAAAGCCGGGCTGTAGATCGGGCATAAGCACAACACGCCCGAATTAAAAAATGTGTTGTAGGTTTTACGCAGCCGCCGCAAAGTAGTGCGTACAAAGAGTTTTACAAACAAAGATTACATATAAGCCTATCAAATCAAAGCAAGCTTTAATCTGTTGATAAGTGATAGGCTTATACATAATACAACAAGGGAGGATGTCAAAATGCTTGATATAGTAATATATTTCGCATTATTGGGGCTGATTACAGGTTGCGTAATCGTTGAAATTTTGAACGATATAAACCGCAATAAGTAAATAACCCTGTACCGCTTGAGCCCCCGCTTGAGCGGTACAACATCCCTTTATAGTTATTATAACCCTTTAAAAGGGTTTTGTCAAGTGTATTGATAGTAAGCACTATAAAAACAGACTATCACCAAAGCCCAAAAGGCAAAAAATATATATAAAGGATGGTAGACACCATGAGAACAATTAGTATTAAAGAACTGAAATGTAGCACATACAGCGTAAAGGACAATAGCCCTAGGGGCTGTAAAACTGTAAAAAGAAAAGAAATAAAAGTCGGTGATAAAATTGTTATCGACAATTATTTTACACTTGTAACAGAATAAGAAAAAAGCATTATCTTTTAAAAATCCCCTGATGAGTCTTTGAGAATTAAGACGAAATACCGCTAAAAGCGGTATCGGGATTACCCAAAAAAATACATAGCCTTAAATGGCGGATAGGATGGTACAAAATGTATAAAATGTATAATTATTATGAAAATGTCAAGAATGATGTAGAAAACTACATTAAGGAAAACAAGGAATATTTCAAGGCGACAGATCTTGAAGAACTTGAAGAAGAACTCAATGAACAGTGCTGGATCAGCGACAGTGTGACAGGTAACGGTAGCGGCAGCTATACTTTTAACACATATGAGGCTGAAAAAAATCTAAATGGAAACTGGGACTTATTACAGGAAGCGTTAGAAGAATTTGGATGTTCTGATGTTAATCCGATTAAAAAGGGCGCTGAATGGTGTGATGTTACTATACGTTGTTATGTTTTGTCGCAAGCAATATCATCTTTACTTGAACAGATGGAAGAAAACAATGACCCGATACTTGATGAAATTTTCGGTTGCAACACTGATGAAGATTAAAAGTCGTCACAGCGACTATAAATAGGGCTTTAGGCTGTGAGCGTTGATCCCCCGGTTACAAGGGGATCAGGTAGTCATTAAAGGCTATAGCGGGCAAAAGCACGCTAAACATACATATTTTTACAAGGAGAAATCACAATGAAAAAATCATACTGAACACAGAAAACAAGATTGCCGATCTCACAGAGGCGTTAAACACCGTACAGCACCGTTGCACAACTAGAACGCTGTCAGCGGAAAATATCGTTGAAATTCTCAACGGTATTCTTGCAAAATATCCCATAGCAAAGGCAAAGATGAACGGTGTATTCGTTCACTATGACGGAGCGGAACATTTTCCGAATGCCTACAAACACACCCCACTGTCAACACATTTCACAGCCGTTTTTAATGGAAAATGTTGGGCAATCACGGAAATTTACCGTGATATTTGCCCTAACAGAACCGGGTTTAATGCCGTTGTAATGCTGACGGATACCGCAAAAAAGGCACTTGTTGATGCTATGGAAAAAATAGCTTGCTGATTAAGTAACGTTTTCTGAAGGGTTTGAACGGATCAAGCCCTATCCCAGCCCGCAAAGGGTAAAAATAAAATTAAAGGATGGTTACAGTTATGGATTTTGAAGAAAAATTCAAAAAGCAAAAGGCTTTGGATAATTTTGCTTACGATATTTCAGGCGAAATTATCCGTTGCGGTGCATTTATCGACAAAGAGCAATTCCGCACTTTGAAGAAAAAAATGTATCGGGCTCACTTTGAAATCGGATTTTTGAACGTGGTGCATATATACAATTATTGTATATATATTGATGGGGATCTGTTTATTCGTATCCCGTCAAGAGACGCAGAACGGCTTGTAATCAGCACGGCTAAAAACTGCTTTGTTCCGATATACTACACACGTCCTTATTAATTCAAGCGGATTTTATCCGCTTTATCACAGTCGACAGTGCAACGATCTTGAGGCTGTGCCGATACATAATCAATTTTAAGTCGCCCTGATGGGCAAGGAGGAACAAAAAAATGAATATTGAGGAAATCAGAAACAAGAGGGTAAAAATCAGCCCGCATTCGATTACCGTTAAGGATGAATATGACAAAACCAGAGGAATAGTAAGAAATACTATTCCTTATACAGAGTGCCGTCCATCCCAAAGAATGGATATTTTCAAAACATTAAAGAATGCAGGTATTTGGGGATGCAAAGAACATGAGATAATCAAAAACGTTGTAATTGTAGATGGCAAAATATACTATTTACACGATTTAAGAGTCATTGAACAGCTTGAAAAAATCATTGCACGTTTTGAACTAGATAGCATAGATGGATTTTTTGATCACGATAAAGAAATTATTGCTATAAGAAAACAGATAGCGGAAAAAGCATCAGAGTTTTTAACCGTTATTCCGTGCTATGTTATTAAATAAGGAGGAACACATGAAAAAGTACAATGAAATTATAGGTGAAATACATTCTATAAGGGAAGAAAGAAGTAAAATTACGGAACGTTTGAATAAAAAAATTGATGAACGCTTTGAGAAAAAAACGAAAAAGGATGAGCTGCCGGAAATAGAACAGGAAATAATCACTTTACAAACGGCACTCAACGATACTATTATAGCAGAAAAACTGCTTAGAAATAATGCAAAAATAGCATTCTTTACTGAAATAATGCCTATAGTATTAGAAGTTTTTAACAAGTATTCAGGTAAGCCCTATGGGGAAAAAACAAATAAAAAAATCAGTGAGGAAATAAAACAGATAACCGGATGTATTGCATATATCAGTAAAAGCTATTCGCAATATAAATATGTTTTAACGGATTTAAAAACAAATTTATCTATAGAATGTGGTACAAAATATATTAACGGTGAACAGAAACCGTTATTGATTAATAACAAAATTCAAGCAATTAACATTGAGGAAATAGAGTTATTTTATATCAATAATATATATTTTAATGATATAAATAACACTATAGCAGAATTAAAGAGAATATATGCATTAGCATATGAGAAGCAACAAGAACTTGAAAAAATATGCTCACAATTCAACGCACTAGCCGTTGATGGAATAGAAAATATTTATTCGACAAAACATATATATAAAAACCAGTATTAAAATAGAAAGGAAAATAAACATATGTCATTTATAGTATTATTCATTGGCTTAATTATCTATGGTATCTGGAAGAATTGCGAACCGCAGATCCCGGCAAACTACCATAACAATTGGAAACTTGAACAGGAAGACTCTTGGAAGGTCAGTACAGGCGAAATGTCGCAACGGCAGTTTATGAAGAACATACAGAACGGAAAATATAGATGATTGAATGAGAAAGGAATTGTAATATGGCTTGGAATAACAACGCAGAAAAATTACTTGGTGAGGAACTGACCGATATTTTAAATAACAATGATATTTCGGTCTATTCTGCCGAGCAAACCGAAAACGGAATGTCAATTGGTCTTGAGTTCTATTCAGACTTAGGCGAAAATGTAATAATTGACATCGACTGCAAGGATAAGGACGACTTCATAAAGAAATTTGAAGAATATGCTCAGGACTTTGATGTGGACGAACACGCTGAAATGTGGATTGAAGGACGTGGCACAAATGGTGTGCCGGAAAGTATCTCTGACTTGTTGGAAGATGCCCAATCCATTAAAAACTTTTTGGTGCGAGTTTCCGATGAAATGGAAGGAAAAGAACACGCTGCATTCAATATTTATCCATTTGAAATAGCGGAAACGCTCAATAAAATTATTGCGGGATGCGATCATAACAATGCTTTATCAGAAGAGGAGCATGAAGCGTTGGAGGATGCTATTTTCCAAATAATCATTATGGCAGAAAACGAAGATAATGACGACTGCTGGAGAACGTTATATAATGTTCTGTCAATTTTAACCAATTACAACTGGGAGGACTAACAAAATGAAACGCATAAAGGAATTTTTACAGCGGGATTACATATCGGAAATAGCAAGCAGCTTATTCCTTATTGCTATAGGTATAATCTATACAGTTTATTCAAGCGATGGAACGCTTTTAGTATTTGCATTTCCGATAGGGATTTTTATCCTTATCGGATCAATAGCGGAGTATCGGAAACTGTATCATAACAGCGGAACGGAAGAAACAACGGAAACAGAAACACACGGAAAACATTGTGCTTGAAAGGAGAAAAAAATAATGGAACTGAAAATTGCTTATTGCTATAATCAAAAGTTTTTGCCTACAAATAGGCATAAAAAATTAAGGGAAAGGCAAATAAAAGATATATTAAAAGTAAATATAACAGAGTTATCTTCGGATATTTTTCCTGTTGCATTTATTATACATGACCTGCAATCAGTGCAAGATGGTATGACTTCTTATGAAGATTATAAAAGTGAAAAGTGTGAATACCGTATGTTTGCAGAAGAAATCAGAACTTATAAAGGAAAGCTTTACATTCCTATTCGAATTACACATGGTGCCGCAATCAGCACGATTTTTGAGAATGAAAGTTATATAATTAACTATCTTGAAAGACAGTGTACAAAAAAATGTGATATGTATGAAAATGATGAGTTTACGGAAAAATCCATCGTAATAAAAGAAGACAAAGAAGAAGTAAAACAAATGTTATATAACTGTTCAAAGCATTTTGTTTATTTTAACGGAAAATTTTGGAGGAATTGTGCTGAACCGATATATAATATAGAAACTCTCGGTTTTGGCAATAATCATGGAGGTACTGGATTTTTTATTGAGTATGGATATTCTAATATCATGAAAAATAATTTTAATGCGTTACAGAGAGACGATGCTATTGATTATGGAAAAGCCATTGCTGTTGGTCGAGGGGATACAAATTCTGTTAATCTCATTGGGAAGTATTCTAACATAGAAGTCATTATGCCAGAGATGGTAAAGATGCCCTTCAATGCTATCACAGTATCAGAAAAAGATTGAAACAGTTATGGAGGATTGACAGATGACAAAGAACATTTCATTGACAACGGAAGAAATTGAGTTAATATACTCGGCTTTGCTTGTGTATGGGGACAAATTATGCGAAGCAAACAAATTACGTCTGGATTACGAAACGGAAAACGGAATAGCTAACAGGGCAAAAAAGGCGTATAATACAGCTCGTAAAATTATTGAAAGCAATACCGATAAAACGGAAGTTTGATAGGAGGAAAACAATGAAAGTAATCGAAAAATCTGTCACACCTTTTGGAACAGAGATACAACTTGAAGATTGGTATGAAGAATACCCCAGTGATAGATACATGATAGCTGCGTATCCTATAGCGGAAAATTCGGAAAAGTTTTCAAAAAGGGGTGAGCCTTTTAGGATTTCCATTTCCGCAAATAAATATATGTGCTATACAGATGACGATGTTTTATACGATTATGAAGCATTAAAGTCAGGTGAGAAAACACTTGCAGATCTTCGTGAACATTTTTGGAACAAAAAATCGGATTGTTACCGTTTAGGAATAGAGGAGGATTAACAATGAAACCAAAGTACATTAAAACAAGAGAAAGAGGCTGGTGCTGGGTTTGCCAGTACGGAAATATAATCACTACAAGTACCGTATCGGCAGAGGAATGCTACCGGAAACATATTCGCAAGCTGTACGGATTATGCTTCAACGTTGAACAGATTGAACGGAACATAGATTTTATCAACCGTCAGGAAAGAGAAGTCGAAAGACAGTGCTATAGCTATTGACTTATTCCGAAAACAATAGTATAATAAAGGAAATGGAGGAACGGAAAATGACATTTTATCATAACGGAAACACTTGCTAAAATCACATGGTGCGATTTTTACGCAGAAGAAATTGACGGATATGTGCCAACTGGTTTTTGTGATGGATACAGCACTTACAAGCGAGTACCCGAAGATAGACTATCGGAATTTGTAAGGACAGCGGAATTAAAAGTAGATGGATTTAACTACTTTAGAGGGATAGATGATACAAGGCATATGATTGACTTGTATAATATCTCTTACGGAATAAATCATTAATAATCTTTTAGTGGAGGAATTAAATGAATGAAAATAATATACACAGACAGAGAAAAAGAGGCTAAAAATTACACAGAAAAATATAAGAATGAGATGAAGCCTTGCGCAAATTGTGGAAGTGAAGATTTGCAGATTGTGTATTGTTCTTCTCATTATCCAAAAACAAGAGATACATGGTATGTTAAATGCAATTCCTGCAAATTTCGCACAGTTGCGTATTCGAGTGTGAAACGAACAGTTACAGGATGGAATGAAAGACACTGAGGAGAATGTTTTATGGAAAATAATAATATTTTAGAAGCCGAATATATGAGTGAAAATAAAAGCAAAGATTATAGAGTGCTTTATAAATATAAAGATGGAAATTATGGTATTTCAGATAGCATGACTGAAGCGCAAGCTAAAAAATATGCTGAAAAATGTATAGAATGTCATTATGGGTATGTTATTGTTGTTAAAGAAATTTTAGAATTTAACAAGGAAACAAATAAAATGAAAAATGAATAAGGAGATAAAAAATGGAATTAAAAGGCGGAAAAAGATTTTTTTGGAAAGTTTCTTGAGGAGCACAAAATATAGAGAATCGGAAATAAAAGATATTTTTAACGAAATAAGATTTCTGATTCAACAAGATATTGTGTTAGAATACAACAATAAAACGGTTAATTCACTTTTGTGAACTAACCGTTATTTTTATTGGATTTTGCTTGTTCAGCGAGAGCCTTAGCTCTTTCTCTGATAACAGCTTTGGAAACAGAATCGGCTGTTCTGTAATCTGTTAGAAGCTGTTGCTCATCTATGGGAAGAGAATAGTCTATCGGATTTTTCCCGGTAACAAGTGTATCTATCGGAATATTGAGAACCTCACAAACGGAAATAACCTTAGTTATATTTGGCATATTTTCCGACCATTTTCTTATGCTGCTTTTAGGAAAACTACACATTCTTTCTAATTCGGTAAGCGTTAATCCTTTGGATTTTGCTATAACTGCTATGTTTTGTGCAAGGTTCACAATAAATACACCTACTTTTTGTAGTAAAATTTAACGATGTTTTGTTGACAATCGTAAAATAATACGATATAATAAAGACAACGGAAATCCGCAAGAATAGTTTAACACAAAAAAATCCGCTTGTCAAATGTTAAACTTTGAAAGGAGGTGAATTAAATGTAGGCAACGGAAATAAAAATCATCAATCGAAAAGAAAACCCCAAATATGAAAGGAATTACATAACATGAATGAATTAACGTTTACAGAGGACAGAAATCTCAGGGACAATTGCATCAGCCATTACGAAGTGCTGGAAAGAGTAAAGAATTTATTGCTTATACCTTATGCAGATGCAGCAACGGCACAGCAGGTAGCTGACTTTTATGAAGTGGATATAAAAACAATCCATAGAATGTATGAATTAAACGGTGAAGAACTCAAAATGGATGGTGTGGGAACAAGAGGTTATAAAACTTTTCTAAATCCACAACTTGTGGATTTAGAAACATCAAAAGGAAAAGCGTTACTAACTTTTGAAAATGGTGATACCTTAACTGTTCCAAATAGAGGAATCAGAGTATTCCCTCGTAGAGCTATTCTCCGCATCGGAATGTTACTCCGTGATTCTGCTGTAGCAAAAGAAGTCAGGACACAGCTTCTCAATATAGAAGAAAAGACTTCTAACGAGATCAAGACGGAAGATATTAACGAGGAGCAGAGGCTGATAACAAATGTCGGAATGGCTTTCGCTAGCGGAAACATAAATGATTTGTTAAAAGCTACAACGGAATACAACGCATTTCAGAACCGCCACATTACAAAGTTAAAAGAGGATAATAAGGCTTTGGCTGGCAACATATTAGAATGGAAGGACAGAAACAAATTAAATGCTGGAGTAAGAAAACTTGCATCCGTTACTAAGATTTACTTTGGCAAGATGTGGAACGAATTATACAAGAACTTGCAATACAAGTATGGTATATCTCTAAAAAGAAGAGGCGACAAGCCCTATATACAGCACGTTAAGCAGGATGAATGGAAATTCGTTATAATGACATTCTCTGCGATGTGTGAAGCATATGGGCAGTCGCCAAGTGATATGTTCCAACAGTCTATTTCCAAAAAAGCTTTAAAGACTGTTGGATAGTAGTTTTTTAAAAGTTCAATTTGAATTTTTAAAAAACTCTTGTTTTAGGGGATTTGATTATTTTATCAAGTTTTCCTAAAACAAGCCCGTTACAAACAACGGAATCATTTTTTGTAAAGCGGATATTGGGGAAGTTAGGGTTCACAGAAATCAATTCCCCTTTACCTCTTTCTTTTATTAATGTGTTGTCATTAACGGTAAAGATACCTACTTCACCGATATTAACGTCTGGCTGTTGCTTTACAAGGACTATATCCCCCTCATCAAATTGAGGGTACATTGAATAGCCACTTATTCTAACAGCATAATCAGCCTTGTTTGTTAAAGGATTTGATTTAACGTTAATTAAAGTAAAGTCATTTTCGTCAACATCGTTTCCGTAACCTGCGGATGCCGGGTTTTCAAATAGACGGAGCGTTACCGTATCAGCTTCTTGGAATGCCAAGCCTCTTCTGCCTGACTCATCAGCATCGGGTACATATTCCACAATATCGGAAATGTCGCATTCCAAAGCATCACATAATCTGCACAGAGTAGGCAGAGCTACAGAATCCCCTTTGCGAATAGATTGTATTGTTTTCGGATTCAAAGGATCAACCTTTAAATATCGCAAAGAGTTTAAACTTACATTCTTTTCGTCAAGAAGGTGGAATAATCTGTCGTATTTAATTGGCATAATAATCACCTCATCTTACCTTATTGTACCATTAAGTAACCACAAAGTCAAGAAATTATTTGTATAAAAAGTTACACTAATTTTTTCTGTTACTTTTGTATACTTTTACTATTGATAAAAAGGTTACATTTTGGTACAATTAGCATCACAAGGTTACATTAGTAACAAGTAACAAAAATAATAGGAGGGTTACAAAATGGAACACACACTAAGTACTTGTACCGTAAAAACATTTACGGAACGGCATGAAAAGCAAAGGTTAAACTTTGACTTCACCATTCAGCGTGATGGGGGGCAGTGGAATAGTGAGCAGCAAAGTTTGCTTGTTCATTCTATTCTTGTAGGCATGATTGTTCCTGCTTTGTATTTCATAAAGGAAGAAAACAACAACGGAGAAGTCTGGACTGTTATTGATGGGAAACAGAGATTATCAACTCTGATGGCATTTTACAACAATGAGTTTAAGTTATCTAAAGACACCGACAACATTACTATCGGTGATAAGGAATACATAATAGCCGGGCTCAAATACAAAGACTTGCCTGAGATACTTCAGGAGCGTTTCACAATGTATCCTTTTGATATTGTCTATCTGAGAGGGTATACAGATGAGGAAATAGAAGAACAGTTTTATCGCTTAAATAATGGCTCTATTTTCACAAAACAGCAGAAGGCTGTAGTACAGTTAGGCACGGAACTTGCAAGCAAAATCAATGAGATTGAGAAACATCCGTTCTGGGAACGTGTAAATATCAGTAAATCTCAGAGAAAGCATGGAGTTGTTAAGGAAACAATCTTAAAATGTTTAATGTTGTTAAGCGGTTATAATTATGCTCATTTTGGAGCGTGTGAAGTTGTTAAATTTGCTAAATTCTTCAGCAAAAACTATGATGATAAACAGCTTGAATATTTTACTGACATTCTTGATAAACTTAATGATAATATTGTTGATACGGATGACAACAACAAGATACTCAAGCCTATAAACATTCCTGCTATCGTTATGAATGCAGATTTCTGTGATGAAAACGATGTATCAGATACTGACTATGAAAAATTCATCACCGATTGGTTTGAAACTGGTTGCAAAAGCAACGAATATCTTGAATGTTGTGGATCAGGCAGCACACACAAAACAAAAGTTGAGGGAAGAGTAAAAGTAATGAATGATTTTCTCCTTAATTTTATAGGGGAATAAAGGTATAAAAGAAGGGATAATAGCATGGATTCAAAGATAATTTGGGATTTGAAAGATAGCTTAAGCCAGTACAACACACACATTATAGATGGTGAAGTTTGTTACGGAGGATGTGTGGAAGATAATCCTATAGGAATAGGGTTCTATAGAGATTTTAAAAGGATAAAGTGGGTGATTCCTTTCAATTACGAAAATGTTATTGAGGGTATATGTGTTAAGAAAAATGATGATGGAACAGTTGATTATGTCATTACTTTTGATGATGACACAAGACCTATCAATATAAGAGCATACAATCGGAAGGGATTAAAAACAATTCCTATTGATGAAATAACGGGGAATGGATTGGCAACGGTTTTAACGGAAGAAATTGTCGATGATAACTTTAGTTATCTTAAAGTTAATGACAAAAATGTTGCTGTAGTAGCATTAGATTTGTTTAAACTTGTACTCGATAATGTTCAAAGAGAAAAACTGACTGAGATAATTGAGGATGCTGAAGAAAAGTCAATTATAAAGCAAGTTGATGGCAATTTAACTCTTTGTTGTGTTTTCAATTTTGAAGATAATACTTTCAGATTTGAGAGATTAAATATAAAAGATTTTGCTGGGGATAGTCCTCAGAAGATAAAAATTTCACGACAGATACATAGTAACAATAAAATAAGTAACTATGCTACAAAAATAGTAAAACAAAAGAAAGAAAATGACGGAAAGATAGCCCTTATTGACGAAATAATTAAGGTATTCCCAAAGAAATGTGAAAAATATGGGATGTCTATTTCTCAGAACGAGTAAAAGCGGAAGGAGAATAATATGGCTTGTAGAACTGCTGAACCGATTGTAACTTTTGCGGAAATTAGAAAAATTAATAAAATTCTGCAAGGAGAAATTTGGATTGCAGACTTAGGTGAAAGAGATGGTAGCATCCAATGTGGAAAAAGACCTGTTATTGTTCTGCAAAATGATGTAGGCAATAAATATAGTCCCACCACCATAGTTGTACCTCTAACAAGCCAACTAAAAAATCTTTTACCTGTGCATACAGATCTCGGTGTAGAATGTGGACTCAAAAAAACAAGTACTTGTCTTATGGAACAGATTGTGACAATCAATCAGTCACAACTTATCAATAAAATAGGCGAATTGAACGAAGATGGATATAAAGCTATCAAAAATGCCATTGTTGCATCTTTTAAAGGCATACTTTAATTGACATTTCGGATTGTTTCGTGTATAATTTTGAGTAATGACATATAAGGAAGGTATGGGTATGTATAACATAGAGGTAAAGGAACTGTATCTTAAAACTTTATCTAATTCAAAGGTAGCTAAGTGTTATCTGAATAAATTAGAACCTTTTGAGATAAAATTGGGCAAAGATTTTGGAGAATTTTCTGATACAGAAGTAAAGGAATCTGTTCTTGAAATCGTAAAAAATCTAAAAGCTGGAAATACTATCAGCGTTGTTCTCACTAATATTAAGAAGTATCTGCTTTGGTATTGCGAGTATTATAATAAAGAAACATACAATATATCGGAAGTTTTTAATGAAATAAGAAAAGAAAAGAATGTGAACGTTCACTACTACAAATCCTTTCCAGATTTTTTTGAGGATTTGTATACAAATATGTATAACGATGTTCTAAAGCAGAATTTTTCGCAAACATTGATTAGGGAAAAGAGACAGTTAATTTTTGATAGATACAATGTTGGGTTGTGTTCAGCATTACTTGCTTGGTGTGGGTTATCTGGTGATGAGATTTGCAATTTAAAAGCTACTGATGTTGATTTTAACAATGCTACAATACGCTTATCCGATAGAGAAGTTTCGTTTTCTAATACTATTCAGGAAGTTTTAGAGAGGACTATATATGCAAATAATTATATAGATAAAAATGGTGAATATGGGAGATATGAATCGTCTTGCTATGTACTCCGTAGGCAACAGGTGGGGCAATCTTATTACAATGAAATTGATTCTAATAAAATTGAATTAGAAAATGACAACAATACCCCTGTATTAAGATATTATATGCAAAGACAAGTGTCACACATATTACCGGGGCTGGCTATTAGCTCAATCCGTGAGAATGGCAGCTTCGTAAGAATGTATGAAAAAATGAAAGAAGAGAATGTCTTTAGAAATGGAAAATTACCAAAGCGTATAGACAACAGTGCTTATTATGAAGATTGGATATTAAAATTGCCCCGTGGCTTAAAACAAGATACGATTCTTCGTTTTAGACTGTTTGTACGAGATATGAACAAATAAATAAAAACATGTTAAGATCACTCTGTTAGCAACAGGGTGATTTTTTTGTTGCTTTTTTCTAACATACAATCTTTTTTGATTGACAAAAATCGAAATTAGGATATAATAAGAGATGTCAAAGAAACAAATTATAAGATTTATAAAAGCGGTGATAAAATGAATAAGTACAAAAGACAAGACTTAATAACTCTCGGTTTTCTCGGTTTATGTCTTGCAATTATAACATCAATCTATATAGGAAACAAAAACGATAGTGAAAGTAACTTGAGCAGTGAAGATAGTGAATATCAGATAAATACGAATTACTATGATTGTGGCAATCCTTTTAGGTTGACAGTTGTTAAGCCTAATACCGAAAGTGATTCTAAATGGGAACATAAAGAAATTACATCTAGCGAGGGAAATCAAGAAGCTGCTATTATAAAAGACACAACATCTAAATTTGAAATAGGAGAAGAATGTGAGATTCCCGGTGTTCCGACTCATGTTAAGTTTTGTACAGACTATAGATCTTATGATTTATGGTACACTCCTCATTACAGGCTTCAGCAGGTTGCGTGGACTGATGAATATGGATTGAGAAGATACAACAATGATTACTTAGTAGCTTTAGGCAGTTACTATTCAACCGATATTGGTGATAGGTTTGAGGTTACATTAGATACAGGTAAGACTTTTACGGTTATGATGGCTGACGGCAAGTGGGATATTGATTGTGATGAAAACAATATGTACACACCAACGATTGACTACAATGGAGAATATGCTGGGAATTTGCTTGAATTTATAATGGATAAATATTCAGTTTCAAGCGAGATGTACGGATATGGGTCACTTGATTACTACGATGCTTTTAAGGGTAGTGTAATTAAGATGGTTTATCTCGGCAGAGATGATTCTGCCGATTGGGATACATACTATTAATTATTAAGGAGAATAAAAATGATTTTTAGTGGTTTTGAATTAAAGGAGAGACTTATTCGTTTACGAATTAAAAGCGAACTCACAACCTCGGATGTTGCGGAATACCTTGGAATTGAAGAAGAAGAGGTTATAAATATAGAAAACGGTAAATCTCCTTTGTTAGCCAGTATAGTAGATGAATTGTCAAAACTTTACGGTGTTTCTGTCACTCGTCTTATGAAAGATGACAACTATTTAGTAGGTGTTCCTTCTTTAAAGGATTGTGACATAAAAGATCTGAGAGACATAGCCAAAATTAATAAGATTGCCTTGAATTTGGGACAGATGAAAGAATTAGCAGGTAACTTATGATAGTTTTCAGAAAAACCACAGAAACAAAAACAAAATACTTTAGCAAAGAAATTATAACGTTCAGAAAGTTACTCCTTTTTGGCATAATACCATTATTCATTTCGGTAACAAAGGAAACAAAACCGTCGTGAATTAAATAGTGAGAAATTAGGAAGAATGGTTGAAAAATGGATTTAGCGTAGAGATAATGTTATGGGGTGTTTGCGGAATGGTAAATAAGCTAACGAAAGGAGAAAGATGTAGCGTAAATGATAACATATGAAAGTATACCAGATGGATATGAACTTTCTACAGAATTTCCAACATACATTTTAGGGTTTTGCCCTGATACGGATAGTTGGTTTGCCACTAATCAAAGATTTTTCTTTTACGAATATCCTATGGGTTTTCCAAACGAGGAGACTGCAATTGAATATTTCAAGAGGAATCCAGAAGTGTTTTATAATTTGGAAAAAGAAATGAACATATATCGCCCTTCATTTAATAATGATGGCGTTTGGTTGGAAAATACAAAGGAACTTATAACGATAAAAGATTAGTTTTATTTGTTGAGAAGGAGTAAATTATTGCATGATTATTAAAAATCAAGTATATGTATGTTCAAATTATGCAACAAGTGAATTACAAAAGATTTTAGATTGCCACGCAAAAGCTGGATATAAATTAGTTTCAACAGAAATGGCGAAAAACAGATATGATGTCGATGTGATGTATCTTTTCTTTGCGGGTGAAGTTGATGAGAATAAAAGTTAAGTTTTATAGGAGAGTTTATTTATGACCATTATATTCAGACAACGTACATTCTCAAAAAGATGGAAGATACAAAAAGATTGGGATGTTGGGGCAAACCATACTACAGCAACTATTGTTGCTGATGAGAAACGTCATGTCCTTATATCTGATAAGAAAATAGCAGAATGCAAATGTTGCAACAGTTCAATTGAAAGTATGGGAATAATAGAGGGTGGAACGATTTTTATAGATGATAATGCACATAACATAGAGTGTGGTACTTATTATAAAATCTCAAAAATTTATTATAAAATCTCAAAAATAATGCGTGATACAAATTGGAGACTAATAGTCTATCTCGAAGATGAAATTAAAGAGGATATTTCTTCAGACCAAGATAGATGGAAGTTAGAGGACAAACTTTTAAATGTTAATAAACTTGAAGAATATAAAAGAACTCATAAATACAGACACAGGTTTTTCAATTTTAAGAAAGGTTGATAAGAGATTATGAACAGGGATAAAGCATCTGAGATTATAAAAATAATAGCGAGAATTGAAAAGGTGGAAGATTATTTAGACTTCTTTGAGAACAGGTCTTATCCAGATGAGTTCGAAATTCATTATAGAGGAACTGAACGCCTTGAGCTTGAACAAGAAGCCTTAGATACGCTTATTGATTATTACGAGAAAGAACTCGCAGAGCTAAACAAGAAATTATCTGAATTATGAGGAGAAATAGACAATGAAGATAACCATAAGATACACGCTACATCCTGATAAGGACTTTTGCCTAAACAATCCTGAGAAATTCAACGGGAAATTTGTAGATGAAATAGACAGTTATGTAGGAAAAGTTAGTTTTGACGGTGCAGAGCCCAGCATCGAGGCTAAAAACTTTTTAGAGAGATTGCTATGTGACGGTATTCACGTTAAACCCAGTTGCTACTATCTTCTTAAAAGGTTTTGCGACATTATAGATAATCTTGAAGATTTTATAAGCAACAGAAATTCCTTTATCTTAACAGAACCGGAAATCGAATATTCTCAATCCATAGGTGGCAACTATGAAGGAACGGAGTTTAAGGTTACTATAAGTAGAGATGAAAAAACGGCAAAGAAGATTTATAGCGTAGAAACAGAATTACATGGTTACGCAGACGATACGTTTATAGGAACAATTGGTGAGTGTGAGGACTATATACGCAATCATAACCTTCTTGAATCCAAAGATATTGGAGAAGTTAGAGTGGCACTTCTTACAGTGCAGAATGACGGAGAAACACACTGTGAGGAATTGTATAAATGCGAAAAAGCGTATAGAGTTGACGAAAATCAGAATGCTGTATCGTGTATTGTGTATAGAAAAATGATTCGTTAATAAAAGACGGCTTTTATAATAATCAACAGTGGCGGAATAGGTAGACGCTAGTATGGCTGTTGTAATGACAGCAATAAGTTTACTTGCGGAAACGGCATGAGAATACAGAGCGAGACAATTCAAACCTATATAAGTAGGCATCAGAAATGATGGGAACGAGATTGTCATGTGTGGTGCAAATCCACACCTGTTGATTAGCAAGTCTTATCCTTAAGCCTTTAAATGAAGGTAACTCTTGGTTTGTATGTTTCCCGTATAGAGTTTAAAAACAACAGAAAAACATACAACACGCAAAGGTAGCCCAACGGCAGAGGCAATGGACTTAAAATCCAGTCAGTGTGAGTTCAAATCTCACTCTTTGCACCAGCGGATTTTCACATTCCGCTTTCTATGAGCGATAGCTTGCATGAGAAGTAGACGAACCGGTTATTCTGTGATTGCAAGGTTGAGAATTTCCGCTCTAATCCCTTAAATAGTTATATCTCCTGTGGGAATATGACAGCCTTGGTGTTGCGGCAACAAGGTGGGTTATACGAAATAGTATCAGGTGATATGTGCGATTGTGTAAAGAAAATAAAAAATGTCAATAATTAATTCTTGAACAACACACATATTGAGTACACTCAAGCATTTTCTCTCCCCTATGCTTATCTGATACTATTAACATGGAGATGTAGCTCAGTTGGTAGAGCAGCAGGCTTTTAATCTGCGAGTCAAGGGTTCAAATCCCTTCATCTTCACCAGCCCGAAAGGGTAAACTTCGATGATGGTTTTCATAGGGGTGTAACTCAGCGGTTAGAGGAATTTGTGTCGTGGGTTCGAATCCCACCATCCCTAAAGGTCTTAACCTCGAGACCTTATAAATAAAGAAGGAGATACTTGCTCTACTCGTGGTCTCAGTATCTTTAAAAGCAACAGAACGAGGACTAACCATGTGATTCATGAGTCATTGGTTGGGTTCAGTAGTAGATTGCTTCCATACTTGGCGTGAGGGATTGCGTAATAGTCGTAGTTTCTTGCGCCCACTGGAGAGTCTAGACATCCAGAGGGAGTAGACACTACTACTGAATTAAATTAGTCGCTATGGTGGAATGGCAGACACGGCAGACTCAAAATCTGCTGATAGCAATATCGTATCGGTTCAAGTCCGATTAGCGACACCAACGCAGATATAGTTTAATGGCAAAACGTTGGCTTCCCAAGCCGAAGTTGCGGGTTCGATTCCCGTTATCTGCTCCAAACGAAAGGATAATAAAACGGTTTCGTCATAAGAAATGCGGAAATATCTGAGTAGGGTTCTATACTCGTACAAACCTATTCTCACCCTAGAAAGTTAAAGAGTGCGGGTAATATCAAAAACATAAAAGCCACGTTTTGTGTGGGTAGTGAGAGTGCGAAACCTAAGCGATTGAGTAGCAGCATCGCCTAAATAATTCGTAATGCACCACCCTAGTTTTTACGGTTATTAGGGATAGTGTGTGATTTGCTACGTCACACACTTACATTGGCACATAGTGAAGCGGTAAACACATCAGACTTTGACTCTGATAGCGTAGGTTCAAATCCTACTGTGCCAGCCAAGGGCTTTTGGTGTTATGCTACAGGTACTACCTGAACCAACGGCAGTGATGTCGTCAGAAAGGGGTCTAAATTTCGGCATTTAGCAGGGCAGTTAAATGTGTTAATTAGAATTAAACGAGGAAACGCCAGATCCACCTTTCAATCATTCTAAATGTTAGTTCAGTTTTGGTACTCTGAACTAAAATAAAAGTGCCAAACATAATTGTAAGACCGCAGGAGGTTAAACAATATCCAAGAAAATAAAAGGAGAAAAATATGACAAAGTATTTAAAAATTGAAACCCCTTTTGAAAGAGCTACCGATGGCTCAAAGAACCTTATAGAGGGGAAATTCAAAAACGAAACCGTTGAATATCTTGCAAACTCCGAGTGGGTTTTTACTGAAAAAATAGACGGTACAAACATAGGAATTGTTTGGGATGGACATAAAGTTACATATCAAGGTAGAACTGAAAATGCACAAATTCCAGCCCATCTCGTAAACAAACTTGTAGAATTGTTTGGTGGAAATTCTAACGAAGCACTATTTGAACAGAAGTTTGGAGAGATGCCGGTGATTTTATTTGGTGAGGGGTATGGCGTAAAGATAAACGGCGGTGGTGCTTACAGACAAGATGTGTCATTTATTCTATTCGATGTTTATCTTCCTGCAACAAACATATGGTTAAAGAGAGATGCTGTAGAAGATATTGCTCGTACTTTTAATATTGATGTCGTTCCCATTATTATGAGAGGAACTATAAAACAGGCAGTGGATTATGTTAAGACAAAGCCAGTATCAACAATAGGAACAGCTAAGATGGAAGGGCTGGTTGGTAGACCTGCGGTTGAACTAACTGATCGTATGGGTAGAAGAGTTATCACGAAAATTAAGGCTGTTGATTTTGAATAAGGAGTACAATATGAACAATTGGATAAGTGTGGAAGATAAACTTCCCGAAAAATCTGAAACATGGAAAGAGTATCTGATAACTATTTTTACGCCATACATTGATAGATGCTTAGTAACAACGGCAAAGTATGACAGTCGCCAAAAGATATGGCATTTGAGCCTTTATTCTGACGAAGAGGAGACTGTAAACGCTATGATCATGCCTCGTGACGTTGAAAACGGAGAGATTATGATAACGCATTGGATGCCGTTGCCAAAGTCACCGCTTGACTAAATGAGAGGAGAAACGATGAGAGAAAGATTATTTCGTGGAAAACGAGTAGATAACGGCGAATGGATTGTAGGTGGTTTTTTGCAAGACGATGACGGTAAGACTTATATTGTCGGATATGAGCATCGTGGAGGAATAGACGGAATGATAGATGCGGAATTGATTTTGTGGGAAGTCATTCCCGAAACTGTAGGTCAATACATAGAGTTGCCTGACAAGAACGGCGAGAAGATATTTGAGGGTGACATCGTAAGAGTTTTGCTTAGTTGGGATGAAGATGATGTAATGGATGTCGGCAGAGTTTTTTATAGTGAAGAAATTTGTGGTTTCTACAGAACATCAAAAGTATTCGGTGGTGGCTGCCCAAGTATGACCTATACCGATGAATACGAAATCATCGGCAACATTTACGATAATCCTGAGTTGATAGGAGGTGAAACAAATGGCTAATTTAAAAACTGGCGATAAAGTTATTATGAATGACAAATATCGGGTAAGCACAGAAGATAAAGGCAAAGTATGGACGGTCGATTCTGAACCGTGGGAGTGTTGTGGAACGACCGTTGTAAAACTTGAAGGCAAGGTGGGTGGTTATGCAGTGGATGGGCTAGATTTGATGCCTAGATACATAAATGCCAATTCCAAGTTAATAGGAGGTACGAACAATGGCTGAATATCTTGAAAAAGAGGCTTTTAAGTCTTGGATGAAAGAAAACATAACCAAAAATTCGATGATTTTAACGGCAATAGATTGCGCACCGTCAGCAGATGTCGAACCTGTAAGGCACGGACACTGGATAACCGATGCGATAGAATTTTATCAGATGTGGAACAAAAAAAGATTTCCGCTTGAAAAACAACCGTATTTGGCATCGGATTGCGTTGCGTGTTCTATCTGTCTAAGGATTATGGACTGCATAGACGCATATATAGGTGACGCTATGTATTGTAAGCATTGCGGGGCAAAGATGGACGAGGAGAACAGCGAATGAAAACTATAACAATTGTTTTACCAAACGGATTTGATGAAGCTGTTATTATCACAGCGATGGGCAGTGCACCTAATGGCATAAACGCTACGACAAAATGTTTTAAAGCTGAAAACGGTCTTGTTTTTGATTTTGAAAAATCCAAGATAGACAAAAACGGCAAGGTAATAGGAAACGAGGTGTAAAAATGCTAAAGCCAGCTTTGTTTTACAAAGAAGAAATTCTGCGTGAAATTTCAAACTATATTTATAACGAAGATATGTTTTTATACACTGGAACGTTGGGGTTTTATACTCCGAATTTTGAAAATAACGATGACGGTACTTTGTATCAGTACGCAATTGTAAACGGGGAAAAGGTGATAGGATATTTTACATACCATGTCGATTGGTACACTTCTTGTGCCAATAACTTTGGGTTATTTTCTTTTGATAGAGGGAATAAGACGGTAGGAATTGATGTTTACCGCGAAATTAGAAAGCTAATTTGTAGTTATAAAATACATAGAGTCGAATGGCGTATGATTAGCGGAAACCCTGTTGAAAAGCATTATGATAAATTTTGTGAGAAATACAACAGGCATAAGCACATATTAAAAGATGCTATTCGTGACAGACAGGGGTATTATCACGATGATGTAATCTATGAGATTATACTATGTGAGGGCAGAACAAATGAAACCGATTAAATATATAGACCGAGATGAAGTTCTTAGAATAATAAACTCTCATAAGAAAGATGAATTAGAGAGCGAAGATGAAATGTTTAATATAGCTCTTGAACTTGTTGAAAGAGAAATAAAAGAAATTCCTATTAGTGAAGAACATGAATTGCCCCTAATAAATGTAAACGAAGATTTAATACATCTTGTCATAGATAATCCGGGATTACCTGTGATTCCTGTAGTAACCGCTGTTTTTGTAAATGGGAACGGCGATTTCAATCTTAATATCAAACCTTGTTCCGTAAAGTTAGGGGAATATGCAGAAATGGATGGTAAGTTTTATGATGACAAAGACCTTTTTAGAGAAGATTACTATGAACTAAAAGGAAAGTTTTTAAAAGACAAGTATTCCGACACAAAATCGTTATACATTCTTTTAGATCAGATAGCAAAGAAATTTTTTAAAAAAGCCATCTTCTTATATGTAAATGTATTTATGTAAAAATAAAACAAGTCTTTTATCGGGAGGAAGTTGGATATGAATGAAACAAAGTTTAGATCAATGAAGATATATGATATTAAAACAAACAGTGCTTTTTTAATTCTTGACAAGCCATTTACCGCAGATTTTAGATTGGAAGAGGATGATATATTTGTACAGAGTCACGGTAAAACAATAGGATTTAGATACCCAAGATGGCATTTGGTCATTGGTAACAAAGAATTTATATTTGATGAGTTTACAAATTGTAGAAGTCATCGCAAAAAGAGAATAGCTAAAAAGCATGGGAACAAAGTCACTGTGTGGACTACAGACGGATTTTTAATTAGATATTACATATAAGGATGGAGCATCACATGGGCGAAGAGAAAATTAAACTGTTAAAAATATACGATAATGAATCTGGCAGAGAGATTTTTCCAATTGGCTATGAGCCGTTAGAACCTAACATATCTGTAATGTCAGAATTAATCACACTGTTTACTAACATTAATTCTCATTTTGAGGGTAAAGGGGAGTATTGCTTTTCAAAACCCCAGAGAATGCACAGAAAGAAAAGAATAAATAAAAAATTACAGAAGAAATATGGAGAGAAAGTATGTTTTGATTTTTTGATGAGGTGATTTTACTATGACAACCAAAGAAGTGTATGTTGCTTATGATGGAACAGAGTTCTATGACAAAGACAGATGCAAGGAACATGAGATGAAGTTGGATAAGCAACAGTACAAAACCCTAATTAAAGCAATAAAGGGCATAGTATCTAACGAAAGAATTAATAAGGAGTGTGATCGTTGTCCTTTGGTAAGCCGTTGCGATGACTTCTTCGCTGATAGCCCTCCTTGCAAGTGGGACAAGCAAGAAATATTAAGATTTAGTATTACGGAGGATCAGTAATATGGAACATATTTTACAATTTGGTATCAATATTGATGACGAAACGATAAAGAAAACTATTGTAGATACAGCGTCACAGCAAATAGTAAACAGTATAAGAAACGATATTATGAAACAGCTAACCGGCAATAAAAAGCCAATAGAATGGGAATACACAAACAGATTAAAGAATCTGGTAGAGGAGTGTTCTGAGACTTTTATCAAAGAATATAAGGACGAAATAATAGAGAAAACTTCGGACAAGTTAGCAGAGAGATTAATAAAAACAAAAGCCATTAAAGATATGGTAAATAAAGCCGTGTCCGACTTAATGAATTGAGGCGGTTATATGACAACAAAGTATATTGCTTATGATGGTAAAGAATTTGACAACCCCTCAAATTGCAAAAAATACGAGAGATATTCTCTAAAGGCAAGTGCGGGTGATGCGTTTAAATCTATTAAGACGTTAGTTGCAAATTCTGCAATTGTAAATCAAAACTGTACCGAATGCCCGTTTTGTAATGTTTGCTCTTATTTGTTTAACGAACTTCCACCTTGTGAGTGGAATACCAAAGGGATTTTAAAATTATGAGAATTGAGATTAAAGACGTAATTAAGGAGATAAAATGTTAGTTTTGTCTATAAAGAAAAGAACCTGTAGAAATAACCACAGGCTCTTAACTTTGATCTACTTGTTAAATAACATGAGTCTCTTTTCAATCCAACCCATCACATTAGAGCAACTATAGAATGGAGGAATTTAAATAATAAAAAGTGTATCTTACGATCAGTCGGAAATCATAAAAAATATTCTTTCACTTCATGTAGAAAATAAGCAAATAGATTTAGACCCTACATATAGCAAGGGGAATTTTTATAAAAACACAGGAATTGATACTCCTATATATAAGTTTGATATAAATCCTCAAGCAGAAGGAGTCGAATTTGGCGACAGCAGACATCTTCCTTTGAAATCAGAATCCATTTTCTGTGAGATGTTTGACCCTCCGTTTTTAGCAACAACAGGAAAATCTCTTTCAGAAGATACTAAGTCCAATAAAATTAATAAAAGATTTGGAGTTTATCCGTCTGAGCAGGATCTTCATCAGTTTTACATAGACAGTATGAGAGAATCGTACCGGTTATTAAAAGATAAAGGAATATTGATTTTTAAATGTCAAGATAAAATAAGCAGTGGCAAACAATATATGTCTCATGTGTTCATTATGAATGAAGCTGTAAAGATAGGATTTTATCCAAAAGACCTGTTTATACTTTTAGCGAAAAATCGGATAGTTGCTAACTGGCAACTAAAAAATCAAAAAAACGCAAGAAAGTTTCATTGTTATTTTTGGGTTTTTGAGAAAAGTAGCAAAAAGATACAATATACAGAAAGCAAAAATCCCTGATGTAATATTGAAAACATCTAATATAAATATGTTAAAAAGAAGGTGAGATATGGCAAGAGAAATTAAAATCAACAAGAAAAATCTCAGTTTAGAGAGAAGATATGAGATAAGGGAAATGCGTATGAACAAAGCACCGATGATTGCTTTTATCATAGAGTTAGTGCTTGCAGCAACAGAGATAATATTAGTGTGCAATCTTGTACTAGGAATCGTTACTAAAGTATTAGGTGTTTTGTGTGGCGTAGGTCTTTTAGGATTTTTTATAACCGGTATGGTATGTATAGAAATTCAAATGGACTATGATGAATGGAAAAACAAGTACATAAATAGAAAAATTAATAAACGTTGGAGAAAGGACAAAAAATGGCTTATATAAAAAGAGCTGGCGGACTTATATCACGGAAAGAACTTTTAGACGATATACACCATTGCGTTAGATTTACCTGTAAAACAGGTGATTTTAGTGAGATAAGAGGTGCTAGCAAAATTATAGATAGAATAGAAGTTGCTCCAGAAATAGACATAGAAAGAGCATTAAACAACGCAATAGTTTCTACTGAAATGGAAGGATTTGAGATTTCCGAAAAGGACAGAGAGTTGTTGCTCAAACTTTTAAAGAAAGAACTGGGGCTTGACGAGGTTATTGAGATTAAAAACAAGGAGTTTAAAAATGGGTAAAGAAATCTCGATTCAGTGGATGTGCAAACCAAATATCTATGACGGCGATGTATCCACCATTATTAAATATCTAATGACTAATGCAGAAGACGAAGATGAGTTCAACACCGATTGTGAGTACGAAATCAAGATTGCTTGGCAAATATTCTCTAATAGAATGTGTCGAGGTAGCTCGTGGGTAGATGTTACCGAACATAATCTGTACAGATTTGCAAAATGGCTAATGACACATTATAGAGAATCGAACGGTAAGTGCGTAATTGAATGGGGATAGGAATGCAATGAGTAAACTAACCATAGAAGAAATGAGAGAACGTATTGAGATGTTCAAAAAGGTGTTTAGAAACGGAAAGGAAAAAGAAATGAGTAATATAGTACAGGTAAGATTTTTACAAGATCCATCCAAGAAGAGACATACATTTAACGTACCTTGTAATGAGAAAATTTGCAAGGGAGATGTAGTACGGATAAGAAATAAGAATGATAGTGAGATGATTGCTATAGCAGAAACCGATAGCGAGATGCTTAGTGAGAATGCTATTGATATGATTATGGGTGGCAAGGAGGTTATAAGCTGGGTTATCGGAAAGTACAAGTACGATGAGTTTCTTAATCTCAACATAACCACAAAAACCATAAATATTAGCAACGACTTACCGATTACGAGAGAGGATTTTAAAGATGTATGAATGTGTAAATCCAAAATGTGACTGGACAGGTTACTGGTGCGACTTAGAAGAAAAGAAAGAATATGCTGGCGAATATCAAGGATATGACGTGTATCTATCAAGTAAGGTTTGTCCACGTTGCCATCAGGAAGTGAATATAATTACGTTTGGATGGGAAAAATAATGAATGCTAATATTGCTTTTTTTACAAAATCAAAAGATGGAAATGGGTTCAATAAAATCTCTACAATGATTGGGAAACTTTTATTTTTGCACTATGATATTAATAGCAATTGTGGGGATGGCAACATCTCCATAGGAATCGAAGATTCTTACACAAAATCTGAAATTCAGATAGACAGATTTATTGACAATAAAAGAAGTTTTGCTAATGTAGCAAAAGATAAAGATTGGATTTCTGTTAATATTTTTATTGACGATAAAAATTCATAAGAACCAAAGTTTTTTATTTGACTTTTTCTAAAAACGTGTTATTATATGTTGTACAAAGAAACCAATTCTAAGATTTATAAGTACATCGGTGGCGTGTACTTGTAATAGAAAAAGCCACTTTTATATAGATTTAAATTCTTTATTCCAGTCTGGAAAGACTGTTTATATAGATAAAATATTTGTTTTATTGAAAGGATGATTAAATGACGTTTCAGGTTAAGAAGGCTAAGAGAGAAAAGATTTATACTAAGATTGCATTAATGGCACCATCGGGTGGTGGTAAGACTTATGGTAGCCTTAGATTAGCAACAGGTATGGCTGAAGAAATCAAAAAGGAGGCTGGTAAGAAGGCGAGAATTTTGCTTGCAAATACAGAGCAGAAGCGTGGTTATTATTACGCAAATGAATTTGATTACGATATAGTTGATGTAGAAGCTCCTCACAATCCTGAAAAGTATGTGGAGTTGATTGATTTCGCTGTTGCCGAAGGTTATGACATTCTTATAATTGATTCTTCTTCTCACGAATGGGAAGGTAAAGGCGGTTGTCTTGAATTACATCAACAGGCAGGAGGTACTTATCAGGCGTGGGGTAGACATACTTGCTCCTGTACACAGTAATGTGTACAGCAAAATTCGTGAACATTATTACTCAATGGTGTACGATTTACGATAGGAATTGTAGGAAATGACAATTAGAAATCGTGCTAACTGGGGAATCTAAGTTTACTACTAGGGGTAAATATGACAATCCAGTGCTAAACTAAATAGTCTAAATTTGATAGCAATAACAATATTGGCAGATGATTTTTCTGAGTTTGCAGGAGTAGATTCAAGGAGGGTTTCTGATGGATGCAAAGATCTAAACTATACATATAAAGGTTGGAAATTTGAAAGGAAAGCTATTAATTTAGATTATTATGAAAGTCAAGAGACTATCCCTACGGGGAGTACGTTGGAGGATGAGTTACCAGCGGAAGTGCGAATCATCCATTTGTCAATCAGAATGGATGAAGATATAGTCCACACCACATAGAAATATGTGGGTTAGTGAAGGTCACACCTAGACATAACAAATTTATAAATGCTATCGCTGATTCGCCTATACATATTATTGCAACAATGAGAGGCAAAGATCAGTATGAAGTCAGCAAGGATGACAGAGGTAAGACTTCCGTTCAGAAGTTAGGAGTTGGAGCAAAGCAGAGAGATGGTTTTGAATATGAATTTACAGCAACATTTTTAATAGACCAAAAAACCAATTGTGCAGAAGTACAGAAAGATAACACTCATATTTTTGAACACGAAGGAGCAACTCTTTTAACCGAAAATCACGGAAAGAAGATAATTCAGTGGGCAAACTCAGGAGAAGGGTATACTCCGGTAGTAAGAGAAAAAGAAACTGCTGATAACGTTGAAGACGAATTAAAGTCTATCAAGAAGGAAATTGTTTCGGTATGCACACAGCTTGGTGGGCAGAAGAACGAAACGCTTATGACAACATTGAAGTCTTTCGTTGCCAATGGCAATCCCAATGCAATAAAGGATATTGAAAAGGCTAAGAAGTGCTTAGAAACTATTAAGAATATTGAAACCAACTAAGGAGGATAAAAATGAATAAGTGTATTTTAATGGGTAGGCTTACAAAGGATGCTGAAATAAGAGAAGCTGGCAGCACAACGGTGGTGAGGTTTACTCTTGCTGTTGACAGAAGATTTGCAAAAGAAGATGCAAAGCAGACGGCAGATTTTATTAGCTGTGTTGCCTTTGGTAAGACTGCTGAATTTATTGGTAAGTATGGATTAAAGGGTACGAAGTTTGTTGTTGAAGGACATATTCAGACAGGTAGTTATACAAACAACAATGGTGATACGGTTTATACAACAGATGTTGCTGTTGAAAATGTGGAGTTTGCAGAAAGCAAGAAAACTTCAGATAGTAACAGTTCATCAGTAACTTCGGCAGATAAGGGATCGGCTGCACATTCAGAAAGTTCTGTAGTAAGTGCAGACGATGACGATGACTTTCCGTTTGCTTAATGGACAAGATTAAAGAAGAAAAAGATTACGTTTGTGCTTATAAATATTGTTTACATCACGGTGAAAGAGTCAAAGACTCCGAAGCCGTGATTTTAAACAAAAGGCGTTATCATTGGGATTGTGCAGGAATGAAACAAGAAATCTTAAAATGCGTTGCTTTATATATGACAATTTGTGAAGACAAAACTAAATTCCCAATGGTGTGTAAGGTTATAAATACATTGGTATTTAAACACAGAGTTCCAATTGATTTCGTAGAATCAAAGTTGGAAAACTGTTTAAGCTATTACGATGGCAGACCGGTACAGGCTTTGTATGGGTTAAGGAGACTCTTTTGGGAATTTGAGTTTAATAAAAAGTAGGTGATTTATTGCTAATAGATAAAGAAATTATTGAGAAAGCAAAAGCGAAACTTGGTGATGAAAATGCCCTTTTAATGGCAGAATTACTTGAGTTAGATAACTTCGATGAAAAGAATTTGAAATCTTGCTGTCCTTATCATAACGAAGATACACCGAGCTTTATCTATAATCCCAAAAAGTATTCATACCATTGTTTCGGTTGCAATCGTACTGTAGATCTTATAGATGTCCTTGTAGAAAAAGGTAAAACTTTTGTTGATGCTGTAAAGATACTCTGCGATAAGGCAAATATAGAGTTTTCTTGTCCAGAACAACACGTCAAGACATTACATGGTTACAAATACCCACACGAAGAATCTCGTGAGAACGATATGAGTAAAGTTTATGACTATCTTGGCAAACGTGAAATCAGTAAAGCTACAATAGATTATCTTGATATTCGTTCTGATAGCAACGGCAATATAGCTTTTCACTCATACGATCAGTTTGATACTCTAACGGTTGTCAACTACCGAAAATCCTTTAAAACAAAAGAGAATAAGTGTTGGTTTCAGAAGGATGCTGACACCGCTGATATTCTCTTTAATATGAACAGAGTAAATACAACAAAGCCGTTGGTTATTACTGAAGGACAGATTGATTGTGCAAGTGTAATTGAAGCAGGGTATTTAAACTGCGTTTCCGTTTTAAAAGGTTCACAGGGTATGGGGTGGATAGAGAATCTATGGGATTGGCTAAAACAGTTTGAATCAATTATAGTTTTTAGCGATGGTGACAGAGCTGGTCTCAAAATGAGAAGTGAACTTATCAACCGTTTAGGTGCTATGAAGTGCAAATATGTTGAAGTCCCATCTGAGTTAGAGTATAAAAATACCGGTAAGATTTATCCTGTAAAAGATGCGAATGAGATACTCCAATGTAAAGGTAAAGAATATTTGCTTGAACTTATAAATACCGCTAAAGATATTCCAATTACTTCGGTTGCAAAGCTCTCCGAAATCAAAGAACTTAATCCTACAGAAATGGATGGTTTTGAATCAGGTATAAGAGAACTTGATAAAGAACTGATGAAAATCTTTACAGGAGGAGTAACACTCCTAACAGGACTTCCGAGTGCAGGTAAAACAACATTCCTTAATCAGATTGTTTTAATGGCAATGGATAACGGGTACAAGACATTCTTGTTTTCGAGAGAACTCCTGAACGGGATGAGCAAAGGATGGTTTACTCAAGTAGCAGCAGGAAGAAGAAATATGCACTCAATTAGGCTTGCTAATGGCAATGACTTTTACATAGTAAATGACGATGCAAAGAAGAACATAACACAACATTATGACGATTCATTCTTTATCTACAAAGACGAGGAAGAAAATAGTGAGGATAAACTATTTGAAAGCATGGAGTTATGTGCTACTAAAAAAGGGCTAAGACTTTTTATAATAGACAATCTAATGACTGTCCAGCTTCACGCCGATACTGCTGATACAAATAAAGCACAAACCGATTTTATGAATAGACTTATTAAGTTTTCAATGAAATATGACGTTGCGGTTGTATGTATAGCTCATCCAAGAAAGATACAAAGTGGCGCAGATATAGGGCTGTTTGATGTTGCCGGTAGTCAGAATATTGTAAACCTTGCTACGAGAACAATCGGGTTAAAGCGAGTAAAAGAATCTGACAAAGAAAATGTATCAAACAAATATTATGGATTTGATGTAATTATTACTATCATAAAAGACCGTATATTTGGATCGACAAAAGAAATTCCTGTATTCTATGACACTATAGATAGACGGTTTTACTCAAATTACGAAGAATATGATCGTGTTTACGGTTGGGATAAAACCGTTTATACAACTCTTTTGCCCTATGTAGAAAAGAACAGAAAGGAAGTGTTTCCTGATGAATAACGAATATGAATTTATATTAAGCACAATGACTTGGAGTTTTTCAAGACTTAATTCTTTCTATAACTGCCCTTATGAGTGAAAGTTAAGATATATTGATTGCAACGATGCAGAAAACGGTTTCTTTGGGGAATACGGTTCTTTTATACATAAAATCCTTGAAAAATATCTCAAGGGGGAACTATCAATTTTTGAATTGAGTAGTTATTATGAGGAACATTTCAACGAGAATATTCCTCATGATGCTCCTCCTAATAAATATGTTGATATGAAACAGTCTTATTATGACAAGGGACTTGATTATCTTGACAACATAGATTTGGATGTCGATAAATATGAGATTTTAGGTGTCGAAAAGAAGGTTGAATTTACTATAGCCAATAAGAAATTTGTTGGCTATATTGACTTTTTAGTAAAGGATAAGGCTACTGGAGAAATTATTATAATAGACCACAAATCAGCAAGTATGAAAGTCTTAAAAAATGGGCAAGTAAGCAAAAAAGACCAAGAACATTTTTTATCATTTAAAAGACAGCTTTATCTTTATTCTATCCCTATTATAAAGGAGTATGGATCGGTATCTAAATTAAGTTGGAATTTATTTAAAGAAAGAGATTGGCTAACTATCCCATTCGATGAGAAAGAATACAATGAATCAATTGATTGGGCTGAAACTACTTTAAAAATGATTGAAAATGAAGAACATTGGTGTCCAAATCCCGATTTTTATTATTGCAATTATTTATGCGGTCAGCGTAATCACGCTTGTGAATATAAGCCACAACCTATAATCAAAGAATCGGCAGAAGAAAAAGTATATAACCCAGAAACAGACTCTTATGTTTGACGAGGTGAGAAATGCAAAATTATCACAAACACACATCTTTTAGTAACGTTCTTGTAACTGATTGTACCGCTTCTTATGAAGAATATGTCAATAGGGCAATTGAGTTGAGGCAGAATGTTATCTCGAGCGTTGAACACGGCTATCAAGGTAACTATTACATACCGTATGAATTGGTGCAAAAGCACAATGATTCACTTTACAAGAAAATAGAGCAAGGGGAAATCACTGAAGAAGAATACAAAAAAAAGAAACTCAAATTTATTTTCGGGGCTGAAGCCTATTGGGTAAAAGATCGTTTATTAGAAATTCCTAAGATTGATAAAAAGACTGGTAAAGAAATCCCCGGCGAAACCGTTAAGGATAGAACAAATTGTCATATAATCTTACTCGCAAAAAACGAAGAAGGAAGAAGAGATATTAACGAAATTCTTTCAATTGCCAGTATAGATGGCTTTTACGGACAGCCGAGGATAGATATTGATTTACTTTTAAAAATTAAACCTGAGAATGTTGTTGTAACAACTGCTTGCTTGAAATATTGGGTATACGAGGATATAGAAGAAATCACAGAGAAACTTCATAATCATTTTGGAGATAACTTTTTCCTTGAAATCCAGTATCATAATACTTCATTACAAAAGCAGATAAATCAAAGAATATTGAAACTCTCAAAGCAGATGGGAATTAGGTTGATCTTTGGATATGATAGTCATTACATTTATCCTAATCAGTCTGTAGAACGTGATAATTACCTCGATGGCAGAGGTATTATCTATGACGATGACGAAAAGGGTTGGTATATGGATTATCCCGATGAACAAGAAGTAAGAAAAAGACTTTTTGAGCAAGGGGTGTTATCTGAATCTGAGATTGATGAATGTATAAAAAATACAGACATTCTTCTTGATTTTGAAGATATTATTCTTGACAAAAAAGTCAAGTTGCCGAAAAACTATCGTTTTAATGGCGAATGGATAGGTAACAAATCTCAAGAATGGAGAGACGAAACTCTTAAAAATCTTGTTTATGCTAAATGGGAAGAACAAAAGAAAAATGTTGATCCCTTAATGTATGAAGAATACGAAAAGGGAATAGCTTATGAGATTGATGCCATTATCGGCACAAAAATGACAGACTATTTCTTGATTGACTATGAAATCGTTAGAATAGGCTTAAAAAATGGTGGGGTAATCACAAAAACGGGCAGAGGTAGTGGAGTAAGTTATTATGTGAACTCTCTGTTAGGCTTTAGTAACATTGATAGATTTATAGCACCCGTAAAATTATACCCAGATAGATTTATGTCAAAGACAAGAATCCTAAAAACCGTTAGTTTGCCTGACCTTGACCTTAATCTCGGAACGGTTGAAATTTTTGCCGAAGCACAAAAAGAAGTTATGGGGGAAGGGCATTCTTACCCTATGATTTCATATAAACCTTTGCAAGTATCGTCAGCTTTTAAACTTTATGCTAAATCACAAGGACTTGATTTTGATGTTTCTAATGAGATTACTCAGCAGATCAAAGATTACGAAAAAGCATTGAAACACGCAGAAGATGATGCCAAAGATAACGTTGATTTATACGATTTTGTAGATAAAAAATACAAAGCGTATATTAATGAAAGTAAAAAATTCAGAGGCATTACTAACTCAAAATCACAAGCTCCGTGTGGGTATCTTATTTACGATGGGGACATTAAGCGTGAAATTGGGCTTATTCGTTGTAAATCAGAAGCAACAAAAAAAGAGGTTATAACTACTGTTATCGATGGCATGGTGGCAGAAAATTATAAGTTTGTTAAGAATGATCTTCTCAAAGTTGATATATGGCTTACGATTAACAACATTTTCAAAGAAGCGAACACAATAACCCCTACCGTTCCAGAAATGGATAAATTGATAGATAATGATGAAGCAACTTGGAAAGTGTATTCAAGTGGTTACACATTAGGCATAAATCAGTGTGAATCAGATTTTGGCGTTCAGTGCTGTAAAAAATATAGCCCTAAAAATATGATGGAACTCACTTCTTTGGTTGCTGCTTTACGTCCGGGCTTTAAAACTCAGTTAGAAAATTTCCTTCAGAGAAATCCTTATACTACAGGAGTAAAAGAACTTGACAATCTGTTAAAAGACTCTTTCCACTATCTGATGTATCAAGAGTCGATAATGACATATTTAGGTTGGCTTGGCATTGAACAAACAGAAACTTACGCAATTATCAAAAAGATAAGCAAGAAAAAGTTTAAAGAAAAAGAGCTTGCTGAATTGAAACAAAGATTGTTACAAGGATGGATAAAGAATGTAGGGAAACCTGATGGTTTTGAAAAGACTTGGGATATTATCGAAGCTGCATCAAAGTATTCATTTAATGCTTCCCACGCTTTAAGTTATGCCTATGATTCAGTTTATGGGGCTTACACAAAAGCTCATTATCCCTACGAGTTTTACTCGGTTATGATGCAACACTACTCAGACAAAGGCAATAAAGATAAAGTATCAGCCTTTAAAAAGGAAATGCTTGAGTATGCTGGCATTAAGGTAGGTACATACAAATTTGGATTAGATAACAGAAAATTTAGTATTGACAAGAAAAACGGATGTATCAACCCATCTTTATCGTCAATCAAAAATTTCTCTTTATCTGTTGCAGAGTCTCTTTATCAATTAGGGCTTAATAACTATCCTAATTTTTGTAGTTTGCTTGTAGCATTAAAAGAGAACGGTATATCCGAAAGCCGTATTCAAGACTTAATCAATATTGATTATTTCTGCGACTATGGTGATATGAAACAACTATCTAAATATCTTGAGATATTCTTAATCTTCTATAAGAACAAAAAAGACGGATTTGCGAAGCAACTAAAAAAAGATAAGGCTTTTTCGCTAAACATTGATTTTGATATTATCCGTAAGTATTGTGAAAAAGAAACTGTAAAGACCTTTATGGGTATAGATTCAAAAGCAATTATAGAGGATTTATCTTCTCTTATAACAGTCAAATCTACTCTAAAAGAGAGATTACAGAGTCGATTTGAGGTTCTCGACTATATGGATGTAATAGACAAGAAATACTCCGGGTACTGTTTTGTTACCGACTTGAATGTTGATTACTCTCCGAAATTAAGTCTTTATGCTCTTGCCAACGGCAATACTATTCCTGTAAAAATTAGCAAGAAGATATTTAAGGACAAGCCTTTAAAGAGGGGGGATATTATAAAGGTATTGGATCAGAATAAGCAACCAAAGAAAAAGAAACTTAACGATAAATGGGTTGATTCCGAAGAAAAGGAATGGTGGATTACCGATTATAAAATCTGCTGATAATTAAATAACGAAAGGAGTGAAGAGTTTGTGTACACGATAAAGCTGGCTTTGCTCTTAGTAGAATATGAAAAAACCATATATAAAAAGTCCGCTAAATTATGTTGGTGGCAAGTTTAAATTGTTACCTGAAATTATCCCTCTATTCCCTACAAATATAAACACGTTTGTTGATTTGTTTGGTGGGGGGGGTAATTTGAGTGTTAATGTCTGCTCTGAAAGAGTGGTTTACAATGACATTTGTGAACCAGTTGTGGAACTTCTACAATTTTTAAAAGAAAACGCCACTGAGTATTCTTTACAGTACATAGACACACTTGTATCAGAATATCGATTGTCGAAAGAAAATCAGGAAGGATATTTACAACTTAGAAACTGCTATAATAATGGAAATAGACACCCATTGGTGTTCTATACTATGATTTGCTATGCTTTTAATTATCAGATTAGATTTAACAAGAATGGTGATTTTAATATGCCGTTTGGCAAAGATAGAAGCAGTTTCAATCCTGTGTTGCGTGAAAAATTTATCACTTTTTGTAACAAACTACAGATATTAAATATAAAATTCAGTAACCGTTCATTTATAGATTTGAGATTAGACAAGTTAATTGAAACTGACTTTATCTATGCCGATCCCCCGTATTTTTCTTCTGTTGCCTCCTACAACGAACAGAATGGTTGGACTGAGGTTGACGAGAAGAATTTACTGACGCTATTAGATGAGGCTGATAAAAGAGGGATTCATTTTGCTCTTTCTAATAATCTCAAATATGATAACGCTATTCTAAAGGAATGGCTACAGAAGTACAATGTTCATTATTTACACGGAAATTATAGCAACTGTAATTATCACAAAATAGATCGTAGTAAAGATTGTGAAATAATCATTACAAACTACTAAAACATACAATCTTTTTTGTTTGACAAATCGGCATGAAGTGGTATAATACAGGTGTTAAAGAAACCAATTATAAGATTTATAAAAATCGGAAAGGACGAAAAAATGAATTTAAAAGATGCATTTCGCTATCAGAAGTTTTTGAATAAGTTGTCTGAAGATGCTATTTGCTCGATTACAAATAGAGAAAATTGTTTAAGGACAACAAAAGCTCATAAGCGTTCATCGGTTAAGCCAGACGCAGATAATTATGTTGAAACAATAGACAATGAAAATCCTTTTACTGTTGATGATTTAATTGCTTTTATGAAGGAACTGGCTATAGAAAAAGAATATTTGACTTGCTAGATTAACATTGCAAAAAACTCTTGTGATTTTGACATAGACTCGCTTATTGAATCAAATAAAATCAAGCAGAATATGTGTAATGCAATAAAGACAGCTTTAGGTATAATTCCTCTTAGTTACACGGAAAAGGCTAAAGACTACAAATTCGACATTAACGGTACTCAGATACCTTATTACTATGATGTCGAAGTTGATGAAGAGAGAACTTTTGATACTAATAAAACAAAGGCAATTATGAAGAATGCAATTGCCGATTGTGATAGAACATCTAAACTCATTGAAAAAATGATGATAAACACAGAGGTTAATTATCCGGCAACTTACGATGTTAATGACGATTTCAACGATATTGTGGTTGATTTTGTCATCAGGCACAAGAACGAACTCACCGAAGTTGATGATGTAGACAAGTAAAATGCAAGGGCTTCGGCTCTTTATTCAGGACAAAAGTTTGAATGAAAGTTAATCAACCAATTAGGTTCACTAACCTATTAAATTTTACTACATAATAAGTTTATGAAATACTTTTTATATAGAAAATTTCAGCTATGTCGCCAATCATTCACTCTAAACATTAACTCAAAATTCACCATTACACTATTTCCAAAAATTCGTCATCTATAATCTGGGCATTAAACATAAAACAACATCAAACGCTATTACACTTCATATCCCAGATTTCTAAGATATACTTGCCGTTTGGCAAACTATAAAGCAGTTATTGCAACACTGATAAAACCCTTCCTTTGCATGTGTTTTTTGGTGTTTCTCCTTTGATATAAAATTCAGTGTGAATACTAACTGCTAACAACGAAATTTGGTTAATGAAATTTAGATTTTTGTCTTGAACAAAGAGCCGAAGTTGATTTTAAAAGGAGGTTTATAATAATTTGAGCAACAATAAAGACTGGACAGGTAACAAAAAGACAACTTTTGTTACTCTAGGTGCAAGTAATCATACAGATCACGACAGAGCAGAACACGATTATTACGCAACTGAGCCTAAAGCAGCAGATCTTCTATGTGATGTCGAAACGTTTGAGGGTAGCATTTGGGAAAATGCTTGTGGCGAAGGGCATTTGTCTGAGAGATTAAAAGCCCGTGGATATGAAGTTAAAAGTACAGATTTAATTGACAGAGGTTATGGGCAAGGTAATGTTGATTTCTTTAAAGCTACTGCCCCACTTGCTGACAATATAGTAACCAACCCCCCCTACTCTTATGCGAAAGAATGGGTTGAACATTCTTTGTCACTTTTAAAAGAAGGAAAGAAACTTGCTCTTTTCCTATCAATACAATTCCTTGAAAGTACTAAAAGAAAATCACTTTTTGAAAAGTACCCACCTAAAACAGTGTATGTTTGCAGAAACAGAATTTTATGTGGCATAAATGGTGATTTCCGAGCAAAAGACAAAGAAGGAAACGTCATATACAATGAGGACGGAACTCCTAAGAAAATGTCATCTGCTAAATGTTATGCTTGGTTCGTTTGGGAAAAAGGTTTTAAAGGCGATCCAGTTATCAAATGGATAAACTGATTACATAAGAGAGGTATTATGATCTATAAAGCAGTAATAAGAGAAATTTTGAAAAGAAAAGTTGAAATCGAATCTGACAGCAAAATGGATGCTTATTTATTAGCTCATGAGAAGTACAAAAACGGTGATATAGTTCTAAATGCTGATGACTTTGATAAATTCAATATCACAATTAGAACAAACGATAAAACTTAAATTCTATCGGCAAAATATATCTATATATTGTAGCTAACAGAAAGAATAGATACTATATATAGTGTTTTAAATTCTGAATACAAGATACGAAAACTACATTTAGAAAATTAAGTAGATAAGACAGATTAAAGATCAGTTTTATTGGCAAAACACGTCTGTACATTGTGATTAATAAAGACAAGCAACGCTATATGTAGAGACAAAAGGAGAAAATATCAAGTGAAGTTAGGTAGTCTTTTTGACGGGAGCGGTGGATTTCCGCTCGGTGCAGTGCTTAATGGCATTGAGCCAGTGTGGGCATCAGAAATTGAACCGTTTCTGATCAGAGTAACAACAAGGCGGTTTCCGAATATGAAGCATTACGGAAATGTTGCTGAGATTGACGGTAGCAAGGTCGAGCCTGTCGACATCATCACATTCGGCAGCCCTTGCCAAGATATGAGCATTGCAGGAAAACGAGCAGGACTTGACGGCTCTCGATCAAATCTGTTTTATGAGGCTGTCAGAATAATCAAAGAAATGAGGAAATCGACAAATGGAATATATCCAAGATACGCTGTTTGGGAAAACGTTGCAGGAGCTTTCTCCAGTAACAAAGGAGAGGACTTCAGATGCATTCTCGAAGCAATGTGCCGAATCTCAGATGAAGAAGTTTATGTGCCTTCGACTGACAAGTGGCAACAGGCAGGATGCATCTTGGGGGGGCATTACTCAGTTGCGTGGCGAACATTCGATGCTCAGTATTGGGGAGTTCCCCAAAGAAGAAAACGTATCTACCTTGTCGCAGATTTTGCAGGGGAATGTGCCTCAGAAATACTTTTTAAGCCCGAAAGCGTGTCTTGGCATACTCCGAAGGTCTTCCAATCGAGGCAAACCGTTGCCGGATGTGCTACGGATTGCGTTAGAGCGGCAATCGCAGTAGAAAACCATCCGAATGACAGCAGAGTTAAATTATCTGAAGATGGCAACGTACAGGCTTTGACTTCCCAAATGGGTACAGGCGGTGAGCCTTGCGTTGCTTATGGTATTGACAGGGTTGCGTTCAATCAAGATGTTAACGTTTCTTACGGATTTTATCCGCAGATGAAAGCTGAATCAATAGCTTTTGCTGAAGAAAAGAGCAATTGCCTTGTAAACGGCACAAATCCCGGTTATCAAAACGGAGTGGTAGATAATCACTACATAGTTCGCAGATTAACGCCTACAGAATGTGCAAGGTTGCAAGGTTTTCCTGACTGGTGGTGCGATGGTCTTGAAAGCGAAAATCCATCCGCAGAAGAAATATCTTGGTGGGCAAATGCGTTTGAAACGCACAGAAAAGTTGTAGGCGAAAGCACTAAGCCGAAAACGAGAAATCAAATTATTAAATGGCTCAAGAATCCTCATAGTGACACAGCAGAATACAAAATGTGGGGCAATGGTGTTGCCCTTCCATGCGTTGATTATGTGTTGCGAGGAATAGCCGAAAGCGATAAGAACGCTTATTGCTTAAAAAACATTACGTTAAAATAACTAACAACAAAGCGGTTGCAAACGCTGAGATACACATACAGAAAGGATTTAACAGTAATACCGGTTAAGATATATGTACATATTCTGTAGAAATACAAAAAATGAAAAGAATAAATAAAACTGATACTCTAAACAGAGTTAAACTGACAGCAAATATCCTGTTCTCAGGCATTGGTTGTCAAGAAAGAGGATTTGAAAATTCAGGGTTGTTTGATTTAGAAGTGTTAAATACTTCAGATATAAACAAAGATGCAGTAGTTTCTTACGCAGCAGTCCATTGTGGATTAACTAAAGAGATGGTCGAGAATTATTCTGACTATCCTTCAAGAGAAGAAATGGCAGCTTATTTAAAAGTCATAAATCTTGGTTATGAGCCTGAAAAGAATAAGTCATACGATTGGGATAAACTTGCAAGAAGAAAATCTAACGATATAGAAAAGTATTGGCTTGCCTGCAAATTATCTAATAATTTAGGGGATATAAGCAAAATAGAAAAGCTACCGTATGCAGATTTATGGACTTGCAGTTTTCCGTGTACCGATATCAGCCTTGCGGGAAAAATGAAAGGCTTGTCACCTAGTGATTCTACTCGAAGTTCTCTTTTATGGGAAAATATTAGGCTGTTAAAAATGGCTAAAGATGACGGAACTCTTCCCAAATACATAATGTTTGAGAATGTTAAAAACCTTGTTGGCAAGAAATTCATAAACGATTTCAACAATTTGCTTTCTGTTCTTGACGAATTAGGATTTAATTCCTATTGGAAAGTTCTCAATGCTAAAAATTGTGGTGTCCCACAGAACAGAGAAAGAGTATTTGTAATCAGCATCCGCAAAGACATTGATAACGGGGCATTTGTGTTTCCCAAACCTTTTGATACAGGAATAAGGCTCAAAGATATTCTTGATGAAAATGTGGATGAGAAATATTACCTTAGTGAGAAAATAATTAAGGGGTTTCAGAAGCATAACGAAAACCATAAAAACAAAGGAACAGGGTTTATATGGAAACCTAAAACTGATGAAGACATTGCTAATACATTAAGGGCAAATGGTTCTTTATGTCCTACGGATAATTCTATTAAGGAAAGTGGAATTAAAATAGCTGGAAGTTTAAATCCTACAAAAACAGTTCAAGACAGAGTAAGAGTTTTAGATGTTGAAGGCTGCTCACAAAGTTTAAGGGCAACAGACTATAAAGATCCAGTAAAAATACTTCAAGGAATAGATAAGTCCGTAAATGATACACAAATGATAGAGTTTGCAAACTGTATAACAGCAAGAGAAGATAGAGGTGTTTCAAATAGGAAGAGCGAAGGTACTGCTGTTTTAGAGATTCCAAACGAATGTGTACAGGAAGGCAATTTGTCAGGTGGAAAATGGGACAAGATTTACGAATCAGCAAGAAGATATTACTCTGTCAACGGTTGTTCTCCCACGATACACACCTGTAATGGTGGAAATACAGAACCAAAAATTTCAGAACCTCAGATAACTCATTCCGAATGGAAAAAACAGATGTACGATAGATTTATTGAGGATTCTGAAGGGGAAGTAAGTGGATGTGTTACCAATCAGAGCAAATCTTTCGGTTATAGACCACCGATGAAGGGATATTCAAAGTGTCTTAAAGCTGAATCAAACGATACAGGAGTTGTTTGCAATTACCGTATACGAAAGCTAACACCTAATGAGTGTTGGAAACTGATGGGCTTAACAGAAGATGATTGTGCAAAAGCCGTTGCTATAGGGGTTTCAGACAGTCAGCTTTACAAACAAGCTGGAAATGGTATTGTAACAAACTGTTGTGAACTGTTGGCAGAACATTTGTATAAAGCACAATACGATGGCACATACGTTTGTACAGATGAAAATTTTATAAACCCACAACTAAAGTGACAGTTGGTTGTGGGGATAAACCCACTCTTGTTGGGGGGATAGGTAATATAAACTTTGGAAAACAGTATAGACAAGGTAATCGTGTATATGATTCAACAGCTATTGCAATGTGTCTAACTGCTCAACCGTTAGGAAACACTGGTGGATATAGTTATCTATATTTGGTATCCGATAATTGTGAATAGAAAAAGTGTTTTATTGAAGAAAGAAAGGATGATGTTAATATTAAGTATGTAGGAAGTAAAAACCGTATTAGTAAATATATAGCACCTATTCTACAAGAAGCTATTGATAAAAATAATATTCGTGTTTACTATGAACCGTTTGTAGGAGGAGCAAATATGATCGATAAAATACATTGCTCCACCAAAATTGGTAACGATATACATAAAGAACTTGTTGCAATGTTTCAAGCAATTCAATCTGGTTGGAAATTCCCAATGCACATAACTGAAGAGGAATACAACAAAGTCAAAGAAAATAAAACACTTTTTCCAAATTATTATGTAGGTTTAGTGGGTTTTAATGCTACATTCGGAGCAAAGTATTATGGGGGTTACGCAAGAGGGTATAAGGAAGATAAAAAAACGCCCCGTGATATACCCAATGAGGCACTTAGAAACTTATTAACACAAGCCCCCAATCTAAAAGATGTTAAATTTGTGTGTGGTAATTATATCAATAACGAATATAACGAATTGAAAAACGCAGTGATATACTGTGACCCACCGTATCAGGGAACAACAAAATACAACACAAGTGCTTTTGATTACGATAAATTCTGGAACTGGTGCAGAAAAATGAGTGAAAACAATTTTGTTTATATAAGTGAATATAATGCCCCTGATGATTTCAAGTGCGTCTGGCAAAAGGCGGTTACTACTAGTTTAAAAATAGATAAACACGAAAACAGAACAGAAAAACTATTTGTTTTTGTTCCCAATTAAGCCTAATGTATTTTAGAAAAAATAAAAACGAAGGAGGTTTGTATGAATCATTCAACAAACTATTACAACATTGATGTAGACAAGCTCATAGACAAGAGCTGTTGCATTGATGACTGCTTTTATCTGAAAGATTTAAAGCAGAGAAAATTATTTATTGACGATGATATATGTCAGGAGACCATCGGAGAAATTGTTAAGCATATAATGCAGTTTAACAAAGAAGATAAAGGAATCAAAAAGGAAGATAGAACTCCGATACTCCTCTATATCACATCTAATGGGGGCAATGTGGACGATGGGTTTGAACTCATTGATATAATCAAAAACAGCGAAACCCCTGTCTATACAATTAACCTTGGTTATCAGTACAGTATGGCGTTTCTCATCAATCTTGCGGGGCATAAACGTTTTGCTACAAAGAATGCAAAGTTTTTAATGCACGATGGCTCAAACTTCTTATATAGTTCGTCTGCTAAGATTAAGGATCAGATGGCATTTCAGAATGTTGTTGAAAAGAGAATCAAGGATTATGTCTTAGCCAATAGTAAGATAACCGAAAAGGAATATTCAAAGAAGTACCGTGTTGAATGGTATATGTATGCGGACGAAGCAAAGAAGAACGGCTTTGTCGATTACATAATTGGGGAAGATTGTAGACTTGATGATATTATTTAAGATTAAGGAGTCCGTTTATGGCAAAGAAGAAAAATACTTCTGAAGAATACTATGGTGAAATGCCAAAGAATTTTAATGACAGACCGTTTTACGATATAGAACTTGATTCAGAACAGCTTGAATTTGCAAATGCAATAATCAATCCAAACATAGATATTATTTTTGTAAATTCTAAAGCTGGTACAGGTAAGACAACAATAGCAACGGGCGCATCTGACATTCTTGTTAAGCATGGGGTATTTGATAGTATTGTTTATATTATGTCCCCTTATGGAGAAAGAAAGCAGGGATGGCTTCCCGGAAGCATTACTGAAAAGAGTTCCGTTTATTTTGAAGCCTTTTATCAAGCTCTCAATAACTGTGGGATAAATTCTTTTATAGCAATTAACGATGATACGATGGTTAATCAAAAGAATGGGACAGGCTATATAACTTGTATAACTGACACATTCCTTCGTGGTTCAAATCTTGATAATGCTGTTGTGATAATTGACGAGGCACAGAACTGTACTACAGCACAGTTAAAAAAGATATTAACCAGAGTGAGCAAAAAAGCAAAGGTTATTGTGATAGGACACGAATTACAGTGTGATTTAGATAACCCAAACACAAGTGGATTTACTGCCTACATAAACCATTTTAGAGGACACGATAGAGTGGCAATTTGTAATTTAACAACGAATCATAGAGGTTGGATAAGTCAGTATGCTGACGAATTAGAAGAAAGGTAATAAATATGATAGGTGAATTTACATCTGAACTTGTAGACGAATTAGCTGAAATTATTAATGAGATGTATGAGAATGGAGAGATATAATGAGTCGGTTTTCGGGGAAACATGATTTTTATGACAGTGTAGCTTCGTACTATACGCTTGAAGAAATACAGAACAACGTTAAGATATTTATCGGCAAGAACGATAAGCCATTAAAGATAGAAAAGATGACGGATCTAATTCCTTATTATCCTTATCTTATTAGCTTGGGTGCTTATGATAATGTTGATAGAAAAGCTACAGTTCATTTAACATCTAAATCTTATATTGACCTTAGAGAACAGGATTCCCTTGATTTTGTTCTAAAACAAATCCTCAGATATTATAACTCTTGCAAGCGAAAGAAAATTGATTTTTCTGTTGACGGTGCTGTTAAAAAAGTGTTTGCAATTAGTGATAAAGATCGAGATACGGTAGCTACCGAATTAGCTAATAGAGTTAAAATCAATGGGAAGAAAGCAAGCACAGATGGACTTCACCTATCAATTTGTGATTTCTATAGAAAAGAATTAGCAGAAGAAATGGTCGAAAACGGCTTGAATCCTGCTGATTATGGGTATGAAAGATTCAAGTAAAAAAGATGGGAGATGATAAAATGTCGGCTTTACTACAGATAAAGTTGGTAACAGTTTCAGATGTAGCATTGTTCAACGCAACTTGTAATTCTGTTAATTGCAAGACTATACTACGAAGTGACTGTTACGTTGTGGATGCCAAATCGCTTATGGGTATATTTAGTCTTGATTTAAGCAAGCCTGTAACACTTGAAATATCAGACGATAAGTTTACAAGCGAATTTAGCGAATGGACAGTATGAGGTGAAAAAAGTTGATAAAAATTGAAAACACAGAGGTTTATGGCTTCAAATCTGCCATACGAGGAATGAGAAATCCGATGAACAGTTGGAGCAGAGGCGATAGTAACTGTGAAACAATCATTCGTGATAATGGAAAGTATGTTTCAGATTTTATTGGCAATAACGATTTAAAACTGATGAAGAATCTTGTTAAAGCAGGGTCAGACCATTCAAAGTTTATGAGAATGATAACGGTAACTTGTGATATAACTGCCCCGTTGTATTTTTACAAAGAATGGGACACTTACAAGGTTGGAACAGTCCGTAATTCTTGTTCAACGATGCACAAGATAGCTTCAAAAGAATTTACACTCGATGACTTTTCTTGCGAACATTTATGGGACACGGCAAGTATGAATTTAAAAGATACGATAGATGTTTTGAACACTTTTAGGAATGCTTTTAATCATCCTAATGCAAACGGCAAATACAAAAAAGATTGTTGGTGGCAGATGATACAGTTGCTTCCGTCAAGCTATAATCAGAAATCAACAGTACAACTTAACTATGCCGTTTTAAGAAATATGTATCACGCAAGAAAAAATCACAAATTAGACGAATGGCATACGTTTTGCGAGTGGGTAGAATCTCTCCCCTATTCTGAGTTGATTACAGAAAAGTATGATGGTTCTACAAATGAGTAATTCTATATTAAGTTTGGAGGAAACGCAAGGAAAAGTTGAAAAGAGTAATAATAACTAACGGTTATGCTCGTTCTGGTAAAGATGAATTTGCGAAAATTCTTAATGACTACATAGGGGTTTCAAAATATTCGTCTATAGATTGTGTCAGAAACGGAGCAAGCGAAGCAGGATGGTATGGCGGTGGTAAATCAAATAAGGATCGCAAGTTTTTATCTGATTTAAAAAAGTTGCTGACAGATTATAATGACGTTCCTTTCAGAGATTTAAAGTGTATTTATGATGATTTTATAAATGAACTCTATTATCCCAAAAGCGAAATTCTTATATTTGACATAAGAGAACCTGACGAAATTGACCGGGCTGTTAAAGAGTTCAATGCTATAACGGTATTTATCAAGAATGATAACATTATGCCCGTAACAAGTAATTCTTCAGATGCAAATGTTGAAAATTACAATTATGACTATTATGTTGAGAATAATGGTACGTTAGATGATTTTAGAGATAGTGTAAGGACATTTTATCTGTCACTAATAGAAAAGTAAAGGAGTGATGATTTGAAAGTAATTAAAAGAGATTGTACCGAAGTTGAATTTGATAAGTCAAAAATTTATAATGCTATTCTAAAAGCTATGAAAAATGGTTCAGGCATTATCAAAGAAAATATAGCAAGAGATATTGCCGATGAAATATATAATGACTTTATAGACAGAACTGAGGTCAGCATTTCAGATATAGAAAATAAAGTATATGATAAGCTGATAAGCAAAAGGCAGAAACTTACAGCAAAAGCATACGAAGGGTATAGAAGTATTAGAGAGTTTCAAAGAGAAAATGAGAACACAACAGATACAGAAATTGAGGAGTTGCTGACTGGTACAAGCGATTATTGGAGTACAGAAAACTCTAATAAGGATGAAAAATTAGTAACAACTCAGAGAGATTATATGGCAGGAATCGTTAGCAAAGATATAACAAGAAGATATTTACTTCCTCCCGAAATAGTCCAAGCAAATGATGATGGAATCATTCATTTCCACGATATAGATTATTTCGGGCAGAACGCCTTACACAATTGCGACTTAATCAATCTTGAAGATATGCTCCAGAACGGAACTGTCATCAGCGGAACGCTTATTGAGAAGCCTCATTCATTCTCCACAGCGTGTAATATTGCAACGCAAATAATCGCACAGGTTGCTTCTTCTCAATACGGTGGACAAACAATTACACTTTCTCACCTAGCACCGTTTGTCAACATCAGCAGAGAAAAAATACGGAAAGAAATAACCAGTGAGTTGCTCAATTCAGATTTAAAGGAATTACCCAAAGAGACTCTTGAAGAATACATATCTGAAACAACAAATAAAAGACTTGCGAAAGAAATTGAAAAAGGCATTCAGACTATCCAGTATCAAGTAATAACACTTATGACAACAAACGGGCAAGCACCTTTTCTCTCAGTATGTATGTATCTCGACGAAGTGCCAGAAGGACAAACAAGGGACGACCTTGCTTTGCTTATAGAGGAAATGTTAAAGCAGAGAATAATAGGAGTTAAAAACGAACAAGGGGTTTGGATTACTCCGGCATTCCCTAAACTGCTTTATGTTCTCGATGAAGATAACGTATACGAAAACAGTAAGTATTATTATTTGACTGAACTTGCTGCAAAGTGTACCGCAAAAAGAATGGTGCCAGACTATATATCCGCTAAAAAAATGAGAGAATACAAGAACGGAGATGTTTATCCTTGCATGGGATGCGTTGATGGTAAAGAGGTTGTCGCTTATAAATATAACAACAATGTGTATGTTGAATCATTTGAAAGAATGTGGGATAGGCTGTCTAAATATTTTGAAGTTGGCAAACAGTTAAATCAAACCGATTATTTTATGAAAACACCGGGAGTCAAGATTTACGATCAAAAGAATGGTTTCGTTGACAATTATGGGGTTATTAAAAATTGTAATTCAGAGTGGTTGAGAATTACATTTTCAAACGGACGCACAATTATGTGTACACCAGACCACCCGTTTGAAACAATTGATGGGCGAGTGGTATATGCAAACGATTTGACAGAAAGTGATTCAATTGAAATTGACAAAACAAGTTCATTTGAAAATTCAGATGTATACGCAATGAAAGAAAACAGAGCGTGGTTATACGGGTTTGCGTTGTGTGATTCTACATATTATGACGGATTTACAGCATCTATTGCAGCAAGTGGGGAAGATGAAATTGAAACCAATTTCTCAAACATTATTAACGATGAATACGGATTATCTGTAAAAACAATTTGCAGAGATCGTGGGAAAAAAGGTGTTTACAAAGATCTCAGAGTTATCTCAAACTGCGATGACGAATATATAAAACTTTGCATAGAATTTATCAAAGCGTTTGATGGAAAAGCAAAAATAAATCGACATATTCCCAATGAAGTATTCTCGTGGAGTAAAAATGCAAGATTAGCTTTTATTGCTGGTATGATTGATGCGGATGGATGTTTAAATACTTCTTCAAAAAAAGCTACTATACAAATTGGTTCTATCAATAAAGAATTAGCTATTCAGCAAGCTTTGTTGGCTCAAACGTGCGGTATGTTTGCAAAAATTTATCACAATCACTATAGATCAGACTGCAAAGATAAAATAAGGTATCGTGTTGAATTTACTCCAACCGAAGAACTCCTCAAATTTATCAAATGCGAGAAAAAAACAAATCTGTCCAATTCAATTTTGTACAACACCAATTACAGTATTTCTTTCAACAATACTTGTTCTGTTAAAACCGTTGAGCGTATTAAAAAAGATGGTTTTAGTTATGATGTAACAACAGCAAGCGAACATTTTACCGTATCTGGTATCTACAGCCACAATTGTCGTTCTTTCCTTACTACAGATCGTTTTACTGATACTGTTGGGAACATTTCAAATGCGAAGAATTTTGATAAGAATAAGAAGAAATATTACGGAAGATTCAATCAAGGGGTTGTCACTATAAATCTTGTAGATGTAGCCTTGTCTTCAAATAAAAATATGACAGATTTTTGGAGAATATTTGATGAAAGGCTTGAACTTTGTCATAAGGCATTGAGAATTAGGCACGAAAGGCTTAAAGGGACTTCCTCTAATGTAGCTCCTATATTGTGGAGATATGGAGCAATAGCAAGACTTGATAAAGGGGAAACAATAGACAAACTTCTCTATGACGGTTATTCAACCATTTCATTAGGCTATGCAGGACTTTATGAATGTGTTAAGTATATGACTGGTTGTTCTAATAGTGATGGGGAAGGTAAGAAACTTGGCTTAGAAGTAATGCAATATATCAATGATAAATGCAATGAGTGGAAAACGGCAGAAAATATTGATTACAGTCCCTATGGCAGCCCGATTGAGTCAACTACCTATAAGTTTGCAAAATGCCTTAAGAAAAGATTCGGAGTAATTGAAGGCATAACGGATAGAAATTATATCACAAATTCATACCATATTCCTGTGTTTGAAAAAATTAATCCGTTTGACAAATTAGCCATTGAAAGCGAATTTCAGTCTCTAAGCCCCGGTGGTGCGATTTCATATATTGAAACCTCTGACATGGGCAAGAACATTCCTGCCGTGCTTGAAGTAATTAAATACATTTATGATAACATTATGTATGCGGAATTAAACACTAAAAGCGATTATTGCCAAGTATGCGGGTATGATGGGGAAATTAAAATCATTGATGAGAATAACGAACTTACATGGGAATGCCCAAATTGCCACAATAGAGATAAAACAAAGATGAATGTTGCACGCCGGACTTGTGGGTATATTGGTGTGAATTTTTGGAATCAAGGAAGAACACAAGAAATCAACGAAAGATTTGTACATCTTTCAGACATTGAAGAGGATTTGCTTAGATGAGATATGCACAAATCCGAAACATAGATATATCTAATGGTGAAAATGTTGGAGTAGCCCTGTTTGTTCAGGGCTGCCCATTTCACTGTAAAAACTGTTTTAACCCTAACACTTGGGATTTTAATGGGGGAGAAGAATGGACAAAGAAAACCGAAGAATCATTTATAAAGTTGATAGAAAGGCCTTATATTAAGAGAGTTTCAATTTTAGGGGGAGAACCACTTGCAGAAAATACCGTAACTTCACTATGTGATTTTCTAAATAAAATCACTGTTTTATTTCCACAAAAAACAGTATGGATATACACAGGCTACACTTGGGAAGAAATAATTAATCCAACGATTGAGGACGATGCAAGTGTTGCCCGTAAAGAAATCCTCAAATATTGTGATGTTCTTGTAGATGGTAGATATATAGACGAACAGAGAGACATCACATTAAAATGGAGAGGTAGCAAAAATCAAAGAGTAATTGATGTTCAGAAGTCATTACAAACAAATTCAGTGGTATTACACTGCGACTAAGGAGTGATTAAAGCAAAATGTACAATATATTAGGTAAGCGGAACAAAGAATCAGATGAAGAATTTATCACATCTAAAAGAGATTTCAATAAAGCTATTTCAAAAGCAGAGAAGTTAAAATCAAGAGGTTGGCGAGAAGTTACGATTATCAATTCCGAAACTATGGATATTGAATACGAATTATATTAAGGAGGAAGAGGAATATGAAACACTTAAATGTTGGTATAGATATTGATAATGTTATTAACAATCTTGCCGAAATGTTGCTTAAGGTTTTTAACGAAGATACCGGGCAGAACGTAAAACTGTCTGATATAAAATCGTATTACATAGAGCGTTGGGTTGATAGTAAATATTCTGATAAAATAACCGCTTTATTTGCTGATAAGAGAGTCTGGAAACAGATTTCTCTTATCGACAATTGCAGAAATTTCATTCAGAAACTTATTGAAGATGGGCATAGAATAATATTCGTTACAGCTACAGACCCTTCAAATATTGCAAAGAAGTTTAGTTGGCTATCAAGAAATTTCCCGTTTATAGACATTAAAAGAAATTTAGTAATGATACACACGAAACAACTTTTAAGTGAATTAGATGTTCTTGTAGACGATTATGAGAATAACTTGATTGACGGTAACTATTCTAAAATTTTGTTGAACTATCCTTGGAATAATGGAATAAACGATGAGAGATACGGAATAATACGTTGCAACGATTGGCGAGAAATTTACAACGAAATATGCAAGATGGCAGAAACGGAGACAAATGAAGATAATAAAATTTGATACACCTATAATTAAATCATACTCTGAAATGGAGTATGGGGATATTTTTCTAACTGAATTTGGAGATTTTGATAATTGGGTTGAGATTGTGTTTGAAAATTGCACAAGTGATAATTTACCCGACTGGACAAAAATCAAATATCACATTCCCAATGGCACATTAGGCGCTTATTGTTACGAAAATCATCCTATAAACAAAGTTAAATTCAAAGTAATAGGCAAGGAAGAAAGCGAGGATAACAGCAATGAATAAATTTGAAAAAGTAAGTTATATAGAATATGTAAAGGCAATTGGTGGCGATATTGATTTGTTTGATGAGTATAATGACATCAAAATTCCTAAAAGAGCCACAATAGGATCAGCAGGGTATGATTTTTTCGCACCTTTTACGTTTACGCTTGAACCGGGAGAAACCATTAAGTTCCCCACTGGTATTAGAGTGTTACTCGACAAAGATAAGTTTTTAGCTATATACCCACGTTCAGGACTTGGTTTCAAGTACAGGGTTCAGCTTGACAATACTGTGGGAATTATAGACAGCGACTATAGCAATTCAGACAATGAAGGGCATATATTCATCAAGATTACAAATGATACAAGAGACAATAAAACTGTCACAATCAATAAAGGTGACGGTATTGCACAGGGTATTATAACTCAGTTTTTTATTACCGATGATGATAGGGCAGACGGTATAAGAAATGGCGGTTTTGGAAGTACAACAAAGGGTTAAAAATGAATAAATTACATAATATAGCCAACAATTACTACAAGAGCATTGTAGCTTCTTTGCTAATTACTATTGTTGCTTATTGCAATTTACTTTGTGAAAATCGTTATATAGGGGCTTTTATGTTCTCTTTTGGGTTAATAGTAATATGCAAATACAATTTAAATCTGTTCACAGGACAAGCCGGATATATAACTATAAAGCAAATTCCTAATTACTTGATTACGATAATCACGAATTTGTTTTATTCAATGTTTTTCTCAGTTTTGCTGTCTTTCGATGAAAACGCTTGCTTAAAAGCAAAAGAAATATGGGCTATAAAAAGCAGTTTAGATGTAGATTCTTTAATGTTTTCATCTTTTTTCTGTGGTGTGTTAATCTACATAGGAGTTGACTATTATAAAAAACATTCAAGTATAATTGGGTTGCTTTTTGCAATTCCCATATTTGTGCTATGTGGTTTCGATCACACAGTAGCAGATACGGTATATTTCACATTGGCTTTTAGCAAGTATTATGTAGCCGATTTGTCCCCTACTGACTTAATAAGATTTTTGATTATAATTATATTTAACATAGCTGGCAGCAAAGTGACAAAAATACTAATGGAGAACAACCAAAAACAGTTTACATAGCAAGAAAACAAAAGAGAGGTATTAGAATGTATATTAATCAATGCTACAAAAAAGACGGTGAAGAAATTCCTATAAAACAAAATTTTAAAAAAACTGATTTCCCAAAACTTAAAGAGCTTCTAAAAAAGAATAAAACAGAAATTGACTATAAAAAATCTGAAATTCTTGCTTGATTAACTCTTTTCGACCAAAATTCACAAATGTTTTTTGGTTGAAAAATAAATTTGAAATATGGTATAATGTAGTAAAGTTTCTTTGCTACATTTTCTTTTTTTAAAGAGAAGGAGACAACAATGACAAAAGATAATAGGAAAACAGCTTTATATATTCGTGTTTCTACAGATTTTCAAGCCGAGGAAGGATATTCAATAGATGCCCAAAAAGAAAAATTAGAACAATTCTGCAAACTAAAAGATATAAAAAATTATGAATTTTATATTGATGGTGGTTGGAGTGGTAGTAATATAGACAGACCGCAAATGAAACAAATGATGTCTGATATAAAAGAAGGAATGATAGATTCTGTTATTGTGTACAAGTTAGATCGTCTATCTCGATCTCAAAAAGATACAGTTTTTCTTTTAGAGGATATATTTATACCCAATAACTGTAACTTTATTTCTCTAAACGAAAATTTTGATACAACAACTCCATACGGCAAAGCTATGATAGGCATCCTTTCTGTATTTGCCCAACTTGAAAGAGAAAATATCAGAGAACGTACTCGCATGGGTATGTATGAGAGAGTCAAAGCGGGACTGTGGATGGGAGGTGGAAAAGTACCATATGGGTATAATTATGATGCTAATAAGAATATACTTGTCACAAACGCAGATGCAGATAATGTCCGTAAGATATTTGATTTGTATATACAAGGCTATTCAGCTTGCTATATAGCAAAACTTTTTAATCTTTGTAATGATTCACAGGTTAGGAATATATTAAAGAGAAAAACTTATCTTGGCAAGATTGAGTATAATGGTGAAGTTTTTGATGGTAAGCATACTCCTCTTATTTCTCAGGAAATTTACGATAAAGCACAAGAAGAACTTTCAAAAAGAACATCTAAAGACCAACAAAAAGACGTTTATTTACTCACTGGACTTATAAAGTGTGGTGTATGCGGAGCATCAATGAGGTATCAAAAATGGGGAAAACACGTTAAAATTTATTGCTATTCACAACAAAGTAGTAAACCAAAACTGATTCGTAATCCGAATTGCGATAATTATAAAAATGACAGCGATGAAATTGAAAAAGCTGTAATTGATGATTTACTTCGTAGAACTGAAAACATCGTGGGGGTAAAAGATGTAAAGGACACGTCAATATCAGCTATAAGCATATTAAATAACAAAAAGAAAACAATCGAAGAAAAAATAAAAAAATTATATAATCTTTGTTTAACTATGGATGATGACCTGCTTAAAGAAACTATTTCAGAATGCAAAACAGAATTAGACGAAATAAACAAACAGATTGAACGAGAAAAAGTGATTGGAGATACCATCAATAAAATTAACGAAAAACATAATACTATTAACAATCTAAAAAGTAATTGGGATAATATGACTTATATGGAAAGAAGAATGGCTATTAAGATTTGCATAAAAGAGATTATTATCAACAAAGATGCGATTGATATAGTTTACAATTTTTAG